CTTTCATTATTATTTGGTATACCAAACAATTCTTCGTTTGTCAACTCTTTTGTACTATCATCCCAATATCGGTAATGACACAATATGTTTACAAATCCTTTTTCTTTAGCTAATTTAGCTGTTTCAAATGATACTAATTCTTCTTGCATATTTCTATTAGTTTTTTAAGACATTCAAGTTCTGCTTCTTCATGAGATTCAAAATCATATTTAATTACTTTACAAATATTTTCACCTAAAGTATCATAGATTATTTGGTACATAAATTGAAATTGATAACTTTGAGGTTCACCTGATAATTTATATTTCTCTCTAAACCATCTAAATGCTTGTGAGAATGTTGGTATTGATGTTATTCTTGAAACAGAATCACCTAAACTTTCTAATCCTTTTTTAACTCTTTCTTCATTATTGTCAAAAATACTACCAACATCAACTTTTATAGAATTATAATCTCTTGATTGAGTAGGATTATCAAATAAAATTTTATATTCTTGATGATGATAAAAATAAGCAAAACAAGGTTCATCAAATCCTAATTCTTTTAAATCTAGACTTGGTTGATAAGGTACAAATTCTTTATCCATATTAGTTATTATTTGCTCGTTCTAAGGCTTCTTGTTTTCTTCTGTAGGCTTTCTCGTCATATTCTTTTTTTTCTTTTCTAAGTCTTTTAACATCTTCCCAAACTTGTTCATTATGTTCCAAACAAAGACCAACAGTTGCCCATCGTTTTTTTTCGTATTCAAAGTTACCGTTACCCAATCTATATGAAATATTTTTGGCAATATATTCATAGTCATTCATTACGTTAGGTTTATCAACAGATAACAATGGTTGCCATCCATTATGATAGAAATAAGGTGTAACATGGTCATCAGACCACCATGTGGTTTTGAATTTTAATTTCGAAGGTTTTTCGTATAAGCTTTTCGGTATTTCTTTTTTACCATCACTATTTGTGAATGAAGAGTTGGTTAAATACATGGTGATTAAAACGACCAAAACCATAAAAACAATAACTGCTATTAACATAATTTTTAATTTTTTTTTTTACAAAGATACTTTAAAAAAAATAAATAACCAAATTTATTTTTAAATTACTTCTGCATAATATTGTACAATCCATAATTCATCTGCATCAATTTCTTGTAGCAATTGTAGCGCATCTTCTTTTGATGTTGGTTCTCTATCAACTTTGATAGCGCCCTCGTCACCTGATTCTGTTTTATATTGGATATACCAACCTTTTTCTTCTGGTGTGAAGTGTTTGTCCGTGTTGGAAGAATAGAAAACTGGGTTATTCTTTTTGACATTGTTTCGCCAAAACAGGTTTTCCAGTTGTTCATCTGTTAGTGGTTCGTAATCTGCTGTACCATCTTCGTTAAGATGCCAACCTATTGTTATTCCACCCTCAACCCATTGTATTTCTTCTCTAACGTATTCGTGACCTTCGGCTTCGCATAGCCATTTTCTTCTTGTTTCTAATTGATGTATTTTCATAATTTATTGTTTAATTATTTCTTTTTATTTTCTTTAAACCAACTTTTAAATGGTAATGGTCTTTTTAGGTCTACCTCAATACAATCAACTGTGTATTCATGGTATTCATTTAATAAGATTTCATTCTGTTCTTGTTGCCATTTAGCACCTATTTTAAAAGAACCAAAATCAAACTCTCGATAATCTAATTCTTTATAAATTCTATCAAACCCTTCTTCAAGTGTTTCTTGTTCCTGAATTAATTTCGTCACTCCTTCCATTTTTTCTTCATTCCAAATTTGTTGTGGTTGGATTTCTTCTTTTGGAATAATGATTTCATATTCCCAACCTTGTTTTGTATCTAAAAAGTTCTTTGGTTCATAAATAACCTTAACTTCCTCACAACTTGGATTTTTCACAAACCATTCTAAAAAATCATCATCAATAGCTTGTACACCATTTTTGATTAAGTTTTGGTCCGTTGTTAAAATGATTTTTTTACCATTTTTAACAGCATCAACCCACATAGAATCGATTTTACCTTTATCTCTATGAATTATTTCATTTTTGTAAATAAACCAATCACCTTCTTTAATTTCTTCATCATTAGTGATGGAGATGTTTAAGTATTCCCAAAATCTTGTATCATTAGTTACATTTATTGGTTCTAAAACAATAGTATCATTAATTTTAGATTTTATTAATCTACTTGGTTGTAATATTGGTAATAAGTGTATGTTTTTCATCTTATTTCTTTTTAAATTGTTAATCTTTTAATAATGCAAACAAGTTAATTATAATTAATAGTATAGCTAAAAATTGACCCATAATCTTATTTCTTTTTATTTTGTTCAAACCAAGCAATAACTTTTGAATCTTCGACATAATCATCTAGGTCAGAACCACCGAATCTATCTTTACACTTTATCAACAACTTCTTAACTTCTTCCTCACTATAACCTTGTTGTTGCGTTTCCATTTCTTTGGCTTTTCCAAATAACTTAGCAATGAACACTCTTGCATCAGTACCTACATTCAACTTGTTGATTTCTTCATTAAACCATTCTACTGCTGTCATCTTATTTCTTTTTAACTTTTTCAAACCATTCTTGTTCTGTTAGTTTAGAATCCCACCCATAAATTTCTGAATAATCCATATTGTCTTGACCTTGTCTAAATGCTTCTCTTAAATCTTCCTCACTATACTTATTCTTGTCTTGTTCTTGTTCTAATTGAGAAATATATCTCAACACACTGATTGGAACTGCTAAATAATCTTCTTCTGCGTTAGCTTTATAATAAGCTAAATCTTTTACTGCTGTTTGTTTCATAGTCTTATTTGTTTTTAAATTAAATATTACACTTGTGTTTTATTAAACCACAATAAATAAATTCTATAAATCTGCCTAGCCAACCAATACCTTTTCCACATTTTTGACAACAATAACTTGGATATTCTTTTTTCATATTTTATTTGTTAAATGTTTCGTTGTAAACTTCTGTAAATGTTCCTTCTCCTGTTAATTGATATTGTCTGCCACATCTAAAAAAGTATTCTTGTTGTTGCTTTTACATTTCTTTGGCTTTATAAAAAAGATTGTGTTTCATTGGGTATAAAACGTTGGTTAACGTTACTTTATACGCTGAAAATGCAAATGGATTGCTTACATCTGGATTTTCATTAACTTCCTTTAATTTTCCTTCAAATAATTCAATAGCTTTATCAACCCCTTCGTACTCCGCTATCATTTTACCAGCTGACGGTACTGTAATTGGTTGTTTTAAGTTATTCTTTTCACAAATGGAATCTATTGTTTCCTTAATTTGTTCTTGATATGTTTTTTCCATGATTTTATTTTAACCCAAGTGTTGGTTTGAATTGAATTGTTAACCATGTATGACATACAAATAGTTTTAACCCTATTGTATATAGATTTACATGGTTGTTTTTATTAAACGTTTTATTAACGGTTTCGCTTTTATCTTTACCCTTCTTAACAGGACCTACAGCTTCTTCTCTGTTGAACCAGATACCAAATTCAGGTCTTTTTCTCATACTCCAAACTGTATAGTTTGTAATATCTCTATCTTCTTCCCAGATATGTCTTAATACCCATTTTAATCTTAGAGGTCCTAATTTCAATTTTTTAACTGTGCTCATTGTTATTATTTTTTTGCAAAGATAATACTTATTTTTTAATATACAAAATTATTTTGCATAATAACTTTTTTTTGCCACTTCACCATCATAATGGTTAGCTTGAAATAAACCTAAAGTCTTTCCATCAACAAAATATGCTTTCCATGATAAGCGACCTAAATGCTTTTCATCATAATGTGTTATCCAGAACCCATGAGGGTTTGATTTATTATTATAGTCTCTTTTATCTTGCATGGTATCAGATATTATCTTTTAAAACTTCAAAATACATAAATTCTAAGCATTTATAAACGCTTAAATTTGTTTTAAAACAATCATGAATATAGTCTTGATATTTCTCAAGGTCTTTATCAGTATAACTATACTGATTTTCATCTCTAAGCACTTTTACAGCTGCTAGATAGTCTTCAAATGTTGCTTTCATAACCTTTTTCTTTTTTAAATTGTTCTAGTGATTCTCGGTTGAATTGACTTCTTGGTTTGTCTTTTAACCACTCTGCAAACTCAACAGCGTAATCGTCGGCTATATCATAAGCTATATGTCTTAATTCATCAAACTGCTTTTCATTGAAAGGTTCATCTTTGTTGATATACTTATCCCATGATTCGTTCTTAATTATATTCCAATTAATTTCACCAAACATATAAATTAACTCTTTAAATGTTTGTTCTAAAAAATTATTTGTCATACCATTTATGTTTTAAAATTGCGTCCCAGAAACATATTCTTTCTTCTTCACCGTTATTATATCTTATCCAAACACAAGGAAATTCTTTTCTTGCTTGTATAAGTCTTTCTTTTGTTGATTTTGTCTTATCGGTGTTTCTCGTATAATACAACCAACATTCCCAATAATGTGAATCTTCTATTGGTGTGAACTTGATAGCTACTTGCCATTTAATCAATACGAAGCTCCACACTGGATTCCATTCATGTCTATAATCTGTATCTTTCCATTTTGTTTTCCAACCAAGACCCACAAAATCAAAACCTATTTTTTTATCAATAAATTTACCTCTTCTACTATAATCATAGTATAGTTTTTCGAACCCTATTTTTTCAGCATTAGGGTTATTCTTTAGTTCATTTAAAGTAGCGTCTATCGCTTCTTGTTCTGTTAACCTTACTAATTTTCTAGGGAAGAAATAAGGGACACCCACCGCTATTTTACCTATGTATATTTTTGGTATAATAGGTTTAAATGGTGAGTTGTATGTTTTAATAAAATCAAATCTTTTAATAAAAAATTTAATTTTATAATATAAACCTAATTTAATTAATATTTCTTTCATTTTATCTTGCATAATATATAAAATTTATTCTTCCTTCAATCCAAAAACCATAATCAACATCGTTAACAAAAAATCCCTTGGAATTAATTTCTCCAGTTAAAGTAGAGTATACTTCCCATATACCATGTAATTGTTTATTATTATATGAAATTTTATCTTGCATAATATATTTTTTCAGTTTTTCTTTCAATCCAGAATCCGTAATCAATAAAATTAACAAAAACGCCCTTAGCCATAATAACACCATTGGTTCCAAGTAGTTCAAAATGTTCAGTTTTATATTCCATCATCAGTTGTTAATTATTTTATACAAATATACTTAATTTATTTTAAATAACCAAATATTATTAACAAAAAAATAACCCTAACATATGTTAGAGTTATTTTTATTTTTTTTTTTAACTTAAATTCTTAGTCCCACGCATTTTGTAACTTCTTAGTAACTGGGTTCAACTCTTGTTGAACGTACTTGATTACATGAGGAGCTTCAATACCGATGGTTCCATGTTCGCCGTGTAACACTTGACTATTCTTGCTAGTTTTGATTTTAAGGATGTTTTCATCGATTTTCTCAACGTCAACAACGTTAGTCATTGTGTGTGTGTTAGTACTAGGTTCTAGTACAATAGTTTTGTTTCCAACCATAATTTTCTTTTTTTAATGTTATTTTTATTATAGTACAAATATACTAATTAATTTTTAATAAAACAAGTTAAATTCAACAATAATAACTTTTATTTTTTATCCCATGACTTGTTACTTCTGTAGGACCAAAAATTTTACCATTTAAAACATAATATTTCATAGTATAACCAATACTAGAAAAATCAAACTCTTTAATACCGTTTAATTTATTTTGCATAATATTCACTTTGATAAACAATTGATTCTACATTCAAATCTTCAGAAAACCCAAATATTTCATCATTAACAAAATATGCGGAATAACCAGTATAATCAAATGATTTAGGTATTATATACCATTTACCATGTCTTTGGCCTAACCCATTTACTGGTTTAAGTTCTTCCATAAACTAATTTATGATTGCGCCACTAACAAACCAAAGTATTGTTCTTTAGTTAACGAAACCAATTCACCTTCTGGTTTGATGTCTTCATCCATTTCAGTTAACAATAAATCACCTTGGCGTTTGATTGCTTTGATATGTGGGATAATGTTTTTGTGAACAACAAATGTTGATGCAATTGCATTAAGAGGGTCGTCTTTAAACTCATCATTAATCCATAACCAATGTTCTTTATTGGTTGATGTGCACCAGCATTTTACAGCGTATAATGATTCTTCCAACCCTAATTTCTCACCTTGGATTTCATAGGTTTCATAAACGTTATGGTAGGCTTCAGTGCCAGTGAAATTACCATTTTCATCATATTTTCTGTGGTTAACTTCGATACCATCAGTTTTAAGTCTTTCAGCACCCAATTCATTAATCATTTGTGGGATATCGATTGACGAGAATACTAGCGCTTGAAAACTTCTGTTTTCTAATTCAAACGATTCTTTAAACGTGAATGGTTCTACGTTGTCATATATTTCCGTTAAGCTATCAAAAAACTTAACAGTTTTGTCGTATTCTTCTTGGCCACAAGATTCTAACAAACTTGGGATATCAAAATCTAAGTCTGGCATACTACCCTTAGGGTATCCATTTAAGAAAATATTTTTCTTAACGTTGATGAAACGGTTCATAAATCTTTCATAATTAGTATGAACACCCTTAAGGTATCTAACTAATTGTTCAGCAGTACAACCAACCATTTCTTCTGTGTCGGTCTCAAAATAGATTTCGTTGAAATCAGTAAAGATAATCTTCATAATTTGTTTTTTTGATTACTTATCTAAGTTAGCTAAGTGTTTTTCTAACACAACAATTTTAGCTTTATGTAATTCTAAAGCGTCCTCAGCTAATGTTATTTTGTTTTCAGCGTCTAATAAGCTTCTTACATAGACATTTCTATCAGCTATGTTTTTACCATAATTGGCTAACGCTAAGTTTAAATTCTCTTTAGCATCAGAAACATTATCTTCTAATGTGATAATATCACCATTAAGTGATGCAATTTGAGACTTTAAAGCTGATTCAGCTTGTCTGATAATTCTTAAACCTAATACTTCTGCGTCATCACCTTTGATGATTGCTACTACTGTTTTTACGATGTTTTTCATTTTGTTCATTTTTAAATGTTTATTGTTTTACTTTGCAAATATACAAGTTAATTTTTAATCTACCAAATAAAATTAAAAAATAATTTTATTTTTTTTATTCTTAACTACCAAGTCAATATTAACCGAATAAATCGGTTTAATTAATTCTTCGTTAGGTTGTGTTTTAACAACCTCTTTGATGAATGGTTCATGTGAAGATATTTCACAAACATTATCTTCTAATATTTCAGCATATTTACCCACCGCATACAACCAACCTTTAGAATTTTGGTAATCTACACCAGAACCTGTTTTTGTAAACTTATCAGGGTCTACTTCAATAATAAACTCTCCTGTAAACATACCAGAATTATCGGCACTCATTACTCTCATTCCTTTTCTGTATTTCTGTTTACAGATTTCTAAAGGTGTAAATTCAGGTGTATAAGACTCTTTTGATGGAGGAGTAGTTTTTAATTGGTTAGAAAAAGTTAAAGCTTCTTGATGAGTTGCAAACCATCTAAGATTTTCTTTATACACCCAATATGGAGATTCTTTAACTACAACATTAGTCTCTCTATTTTCTTTAATAGTGTATATTTTTCCTAAACCAACAGGGTGTTCACTTTCTTTATACAATCCAAATCCACCTTTTATACCTACAACATAAGTTCCTTCTGACCATTCTTGTTTTTCATCTTTTTTCATATAACTTCTTAATAAAGCTTTTTGTTCTTCTGTTGCATGTGTAATAGATAGCATCCACATCCAATTTACATTAAATTCATAATCTTTTCCATGATAAAGAACAGGTCCTTCTGGGTAAATAACAATATGTTTATTATCATAAAAATAAATCTCTCCTTCAACAAGGTCTTCTTTTGTCAACTTCTTAGGTGTATTTTGAGCTTCATAAGCTTCTTTTGTAGAAGGTTTAAAGCAATGTTTTTCTGATGTAACTCGCTGACCTCCTTTATCAAATTTTAATATAAAATAACCATTAGCCGAATCAAAAGAATCAATTTTATAAATAACTCCTTTTTTAGTTATACTCCAACCTGTAGGCACTTCAATACATTCTACATACTCTGGAATAGATTCTTCTTTCTTTTGTAATGTTGTTACATCATAAGGCTTACGTATTCTTTCATATTCAGCTGCTTCTTCAGGTGTAGCATATCTCCAGTCTTTTAAATATTCTTTTTTATCAAAAGACATAGCACCATGACCATTACCTGTACTCCCTCTTAAATCTACTGCTGGGTATATTCCTTTATTATTCACTCTTTGTTTAAAGCAATAGTTTCTTTTAGCACAATTGTACCCATCTTCAACATCTAATGTAACAATGTAATCTCCTTGATGGAACATTTCTTTCTTTATTTCAGGAAGAGAAACTAATGTTGCCCATTTACCATTATTATAAAGACTTCCACACATACTTTGTGCCCAAATTTGGGTACCTAAAATTTTATAAGTACAGTTATCTTCTATTAATGTGTATAATGTGTAAGTTTCATCCCAATCTACAGGAATAAACTTACAACCAATAGGAAATCTTTTTTTAGCTTCTTCTTGTATTTCTTTCATGTCTATTGCTTTAGGAGATTCTACAACAGGAGATTCTTTTAACACATGTTGTTTGAATTGTTCTAGAGTAATTTCTGTGTAATTATGTAGAACTACATCAGTCCAAGTTGTAGAATTATTTATGTACCCAGCATCAACCCAACTCATTTTTCTCCATTTATACACTTCTTCAGGTTGACAATTTCTATCAACTTTAACACACCATTTAGAAGGAAGAACAAAAGCTGTTTCTTTTAATACATACTCAGAAGGAAGAAAACTCCAAGTTTCATATATAAATCCTTCGTACTTATCACAGATTGTATTATAACTATCAGGAATATCTTGTCCAAGATATTTATTCATATTTCCACTTGAAGCCCACATATTAGGATGGCCATAGCCATGGCCATTCCAACTACCATCTCTTTTAAACTCTTCTTCAGTTTTAAATCTATATTTACTCATGATGTTTATATTTTTATTTTGTACAAAGATACTATTTATTTTTTAACTTCCAAATTTTTTTCCTTAAATTCTGCAAGTATTTGATGAATGGATAGTTTGTGTTTCTTTTCAAAGTCACCTTTCATGTAGTAAAAACCTTTGGCTTTAATGTAGTTTTTACCTACGAACGATACAAAATTTGTCATATCTTTATCTGTATATTGTTTAATATGGGTTGCACCAGCTTCTTTTAATTTATCATTGGGTGCTGGTGGATTTGTTATGTTTTCAATAAAAATCTTTGCATCTTCTTGTGTTGCGATAATTTCACCTCGTTTAATTTCTTCTTTTCGATTTAACAAAGCAATTTCGTTAAGAATCCTTTGAGTGATGTCTTTTTTAGTATAACGCTCTGATTCAATATCAATGGTCATACTAAATAAACCCTCATATTCTAAGTGACTTACTTCTGGACCCCAAAATATGTATTTTTTTCTTGTTTTGATTATTGGTGTTGGTTTGTAGAAATAAGTACCTGACCAGCTAGCGTAATCACTTTCGCGATGTATAACCTCATATAGATATGTTTTATCTAGGATTTCAATTTGTTTCATTATAATCGATTGTTTATTGTTAATACTTCAACCAGTTCTGGTCTTGTTTTGGTTCTACATTGAGAACATGTGCATTTTTCTTCTAATTTGAATCTGCCGCAACCTACATTAAAGGTGTAACCTTCTTTAATGTTTTCATCGAACCAACCCAAATCAATCCATCTTTGTAGTGTTTTAGGATTACTTATTCTTGTCGTTCCTGAGTAATTTTCCATTCTAATTCTGACATTATTGTTTTATATACTTTTTTGTTTTTGTGTGGGTCACCATGACCTATTGGTGTTTGGATGATACATGCACCTAAATCTTCAAACTTTTTATAATAGTTATTAAATTTATCGATATTTAATCTTCTAACGTTTCCCCAACCCCATGAACCCTTAATAACGTAGATAAAAGCGTTAGGGAATGTTTTCTTTACTCGTAACATTAACTGATTAATACCTTTATCTATGTAACTATCATTAACACCAATACATATTGTTACTGATTTGATATTTGATTGTATTGGAAACCTTCTAACTTTAGAAATCAACTGCTGTACACCTATACCAGATTGGCACAATTTTGATTTTTGTATTACAAATGAGGAATGTTTTTTTAACAAATAAGTCTGAGAATCACCTATTAAAATATGTTGTGGATTCTTAGTTGTTAATGAAATCATTAAATATATGTAACACAAAATTTTCATTTATTTTCTAATTTGGTTAATAATATCATGATTGGATTTGTAATCAAGCGATGGCATATCATCACCAGCAATCGCATCAAGCCTACCTAAATTATATGCACGTTGTTTAAGCGGCGTATCATAAGTTTTTTCATCTAGACCATATAGTTCATCTTCAAAACCTTGCATGAAATAACCTAACAATTCTTCATCTGAAACAGAGTTAGCTTGCTCGATTGAATCGAGCAAGCGTTCTTTGTTTTTGTCTGATGACATTAAGTGTTCTGTATCATCTAGTTCTTGCATAACTTAATGGTTATTAAGATAATGGTCTATGATTCTTTTAGACAAAGTCAGACAGTAGTTAATATCTTCTTCTTCAATTGACCCAGTCATTTCTTTAACTTTGCTCAAATGAAATTGAGTTGCGTTATGGTTAAAATCCATAAGTTGGATTAAATTGTCTTTTTGTTCTGACAATTTTTCGTTTTCATCGACAAGTTTATTGATATCTTTGGTAAGCTTATCTCTTAATTCTTGTTCTGTTGGTTTTTGTCTTTTTTTACCACTACTGTCACCCTTACGGTGACGTTTTTCCTTATTGCGTTTTTCGCTCATAATTATTATTTTTTAAAATTTATACAAATATACTAACAATTTATTTAACATCCAAATTATTAATCCATATAATTTGTTATGTCCTTGCACAAGGCAACCAATAAATAATCATTAGCATCATCTTCATCACCCGAAGTTGGTGAACATTCAGCTTCAATTATTTCTTCTTTTACACCTTCAATGTTAGCGAAACCTAACTCATCATCGAAGTCAAAACCTTCTTCTTCAATAATTCTAGCTAACTTTGCTGGTGATTCATCCCATCTAACGATACCACCATCACCACCACTAACCCAGATTTTCATTTCCCATGGGTTAAGCCAGACTTCGCCGTAATCGTGAGTATATACTTTACTAGCAACAGCTTGAATTTCTTTTATGGTATCTCGAAAATTGTAAAGGTTAGTTTCCATTACCTTTGTTTCACGCCCATCAGTTACGATTGAATACGTTTTATCTGATTTATCATCGTGGAATACTCTAACAACATATTGGTCGTGATTAATATTGATGTTAAATTTATTCTTGCGTTTAAAATTGTGTTGTTTAAACGGGTCAATTAAGGTTAAACAACTCTCAGTTGATTCAACACCTTTATTATAAACTTCTGTTCTCATTTTTTGTATTTTTTATTATCGAAATATTCACCTATTAACATCATAACATAACCTATAAGTGGTGTTGGTACAATAAATAAGAAATAATATAAGGGTACCCAAGCAATACCTTGAGTAACAAACACATATATTTCAATTAGTAAACAAACGCTAAATATAATACAAGCTAGAAAAAATAAACTTGTAAATATTCTAATTAATTTATCTTCCATGTTTAATAAAAATCTATTTTTTTTGTTATCATTTCAACAACCACATTTTCTGGGATTTCATGTTCTTCAATTTCTGATACTATATCATCAACGTGTTTTGAAATTCTTATCAAAGCCTTATTAACTGGTATTGAATTTTCTATCATTTCTGTTAATTTGCTTATAATTGTATCTAAGTTCAAATCATTAAACTGTTTGGTTTCAGAATCATACTCATCATAAAATTCATTTTCTAACGTTTCGTAGTGATTATCACCAACAACTAAAGAAAATTGAACAGCTATTGGTCTATCAATATTTTCATCATCAAATTCAAAAAATGCTGATACTGATAACAACCCTAAAAACACTTCAATTGTTGAATCACCATCAAAAGAAAATCTAAAATTTTCTTTTTTTAATCGGTCTAACACATCATTAAATGTCGTCATCGTCTTCAAAGATTATACCTTCACGGTAAATTAATATATCGTCTGCTATGTCGCCCAGATATTCTGGTGCTTCGATAAGAGCATCATCGTTTTGATGAATCATTTCACCAATACCATATTTTTGGAAATACTCAGTGAGTTTTTCAATTGCTTTATCTTTCTTTTCTTGTGTCCAAACTACTCTTGTTGACATATGTTTTAGTTTTTAAGTTCGTTAAATGTTGCCACACCATCTTTGATAGTTACAACTACTTTAAAACCAATACCTCTAACACCTTCTTGGGTTGTTAGTTCGTAAGTTTTACCATTGTACTGTAATTCAATTACATAACCACCCCATGTCCCAAAATAGGAACCATCTGGCAACTTTGCCGTTTGAGGTACTTTTTCTCTGATTTCTAAAATTTTGCTCATTGTTTTATTTTATTAGGTCAATATACGTTGGTGCTGGGCAAATGTTGTAGGTAAATTCTTCATGGTGGTCATACCCATTACCTACTTCGATACCATATTCACCATAAAAATCCAAAGCGGCTTCAGCGAACTGTCTTCTTGTGTCAAAATCCTCACCGATTTCTTCAATACTACAAACCCAACTAAATTTAGTTTTCAGTTGAACACCAGCTTCAATAAGCTGTAATGATTCTTCTAGAGGTAAGAAATCTAATTTCTCATCTAGCATTTTCTGTGCAAATTTTTCTTTTAAGTCCATATTTTATTTTGTCATTTCTAATTTAAAATTAACACTATTCATATCGTTAAGTGTTATTAGTTTTGTGACAACAGATGTATCTTGTTTGATAACAATGTGTTGAAAACGCTCATACAATCTATAGTCGACTGCTTCAAACTCATGGATAAACCATCCGTGGTCTTGTAGTTTTTGAATATCCTCTTGCGTAAACCAACGCCATAAGTCTTCAAGTGTTTCAGTTGCGGATAACCAACCCACAATCTCTGGGTCGAAATCCATACGTAATTCATTGTTGGCACAGAAATTGAAATCCTCATGGATAAGTCCAGTAAAGTTTCCTGTGTAATCGTACCAAAGTCCTTGCAAGGTGTCTTTATGACACACTCTGTAAAATGTTTTTTTCATAATTAGTCGATTTCTACGTAACGTAGTTCGTAAGAAGACCCAAGAATAACATCATGAATCAAAACAAGTCTAAGTTCTAAATTTTTCATATTTTAAAAGTTTTTAACAATATACGCAAACAATAACCAACCCCAACCATCTTTATCTAAAGCTGCTAGAAATATAATACCAAAAAGTAAAATTATATCGATGATTTTACTCCAATTCCAAAATGTTTTATTTTCATTCATATTTAATTTTTTTAATCGTTTTATATCTTTTCTTTGCCATTTATTGAAAGATGAAACGACATCATCCTTTGGCTTAGGTTCTGGAATACCATCAACTTCTGTTAGAACTGACATAGCATGTTCATTAAGTCCCTTGAATAATTCTTTTCCTTTAATTTGTTCAGCCACATCTTCAATCTTGTCGCTAGGCACAACAATTGCCATTGGCTCCCATGAACCACAGTTATATAAGTTAGGTGACTCCCTGATAACGAACCAATCAGTTTTGTTTTCTTTAGCGTGTTGAACATTGTTTGGATGTAACATCACTTGTTCATAGTGTTGCTCATCACCATCTTCTACTTTATAACGTACTTTCCAAGAAGCTTTGTCGAAAATGTACTGACCCTTTATTTTTTTCATGTTTAATTTTATTTATTGCGTTTTCTAATTTTTCGGTTGAGATGAAAATTTCTTGTAAATCAGATGCTGAGAATTTTCTTTCATAGTTAAACTCTGGAATTTCCTCGGTTGAATAAAATAATTTTAACAAACCTACAACATTTTCATATGTTGGATGTTCAAATTTTATTTTTTTATCTATTCTACCACACCTTAAAAAAGCTTCATCTAATTTTTCTATGTGATTTGTTGTAAAGAACACACAGATATTTTCTTTTGACAATACACCATCTAATATATTCAAAAAAGTGTTAAAACTTAATTTATTTGCAATATCTCTACCTTCTGTTGAAGCATCAACATCTTCTATTAATAAGAATGAATTGCTTGGTAATTTTCTGAAAGCTGTTATTAATTGGTCATCTGCCATAAATGAAGATATATTTAAATTATAAACGTTTCTTTTAAGTTTTTTTGCCAACGCTAATATTGTAGATGTTTTTCCATTACCTGGCGCGCCATACAGCATATAACCTCTTTTATAAGGGATACCTCTTTCTTCATAAAAGGTTTTATTATTAAAAAAATAATTTAAATCATCATATAATTCTATTTTCTCGTCATTATATATTTTATCGTAAGACTTAGATTTTAATTCCTCAACCTTAATCCAATTTTCATGGTTTAATTTATATGTATACAATGAAACATTGTTATCTAATTTAGAATTATATTCAGTCACTAATTCATCAAACAATTTTTTCAATTTGCCTTTTGAAAAGAAAATTCTTAAATTATAACTATCAATATGTGAACCTTCACCACCACCATAATTTGCTTCAAACTTTTCTCTGGAGGTTGTTATTAAAACTGGTCGGTTATCATACCAAATCCAAAACAATGTGTTGAAATTGCTTTGTTGGAATTCTAATTTGGAATCAGTTTTATATACTGATTTACCTAAAACATTTTTAAATTTGTCTTTATGGTTTTCTGATAACCAATCGTTCAATACAAAGTAAAGCATTGTTTTACTTTCAACAGTAATATTATAACTGATATTACGCAAAATTATATTCCAAAGAACTGGTAATAAACTCTTAAGCCACATACCTAACCCAGCAACTATTGATAAAACTAACCCACCCTTTAATATGGTGTTATTAAAAATTTCGTTCATATTATTTAATTATTTATTTTATTTAAACCATTCAGGTGTTTCTCTATTTTTCCAATTTGCCATTCTGCGCTTCTCTGTCATGTAATAATTACGATAGCTTTGTATAGCGTCATCAACTTTACATTCGTCTGGCATAGCCAAAGCAAATGGTGTTAAATCGTCATTAACTATTAATTTAGGTTTATGTGTTAAACACCATTCTATTACAGCTTGACTCTTATGAGTTTTACCATATCTAAAAGTGTATTCTTTACATAACTCCAGACCCAAATCACAAAGCCATATATAGTTCTCTAGACATTGTCTAGCCCATATTGCACTAGGGTGATTCTTATGTGATAATTTATATGGAACCGTATGTGTTGATTCTGTCATATGGTGAACACCACATAATAATTGTGCTGTTTCAAGAATCATTTTGATTACATGCTTATCATTGTGATATAAAGCACACTTTTTTGTATCAGTGTCTAGTACAAATATATTCATTTTTTTTAAAATCTTAATTTATAAACTCGTTTGTATTCATCTAAGGATTTTTTTAAATTAATTATTGATTCTTTATAATCAATTGTTTCACCTAAATTAAATCTTTCATTTTCTTGGTCACGTTTAATCAAATCATTTAATGATGTTTCGATATTAAACAAGATGTCTTTGTATATAATTTCTTTATCCTTAGATTGTTTTAAATCAAATTTTAAATCAACGATATCACCTTCTAAATCTTGTATTTTATCTTCTAAATCCATTTTTAATAATCGTTTTTGTAACCACAAATGGTACACTTGTAATATGTTTTATGACTATCATGACTATCATAAATCATCGCTTTAGAACCATCATCGTTTTTGTGTGTACAAACACCTTGAAAACCTTCTATGGCTTTGGTGAATCCTTTAATTTGGTTAGTAACATCCTCATATTGATAACGTAACAAATCTATGGTTTCTTGGGCGCATGTTGGAGTTTCTTTCTTATCGTAAAATAGTTCTAAACTTCCTAAAGCTCGCCAAATTTGCGTTTGGTTTTCAACCAATTTTTGTTTTTCCTCTTCTAATTTTTTAATACTATCTTTCATGTTTTTAATTTAAGCAAATGTTGAAATTATTAACCACGAAAAATGATTTCATTTCAATCATGTTTAACACTTTTTTTATTGTTGAAATGTTTTTCAACATATAATCTAATTGAGTTGTAATGATGTTTAATTCATACTCTAATTCTGGTTCTAAATAACCATCTTCTTCTTCTAAAATTTGAATAGTGTCAATTTCATTTTCAATATCATCAACTAATTCAATCATATCAGCTAAACTATTAACTAAGTCAGCATATTTTTTACCTTTTAATTCATCAATTGTGAATATTTTTGTGTTTATACCGTTCATAATATCATTATTTTGATGCAAATATACAACTTATTTTTAATCTACCAAATTTTTTTATAAAAAAATTGAGAACTAATTAAATTAGTCCTCAGGATTTTCTTCATTAACAACTGCCCACCAAACACAACCTATTGAAATTATGATTGTTAGTATATAAACAAACCATAATTGTCCAGATGTTGGTTCGAAAGATAAATAATTAAAATCTTTGAATGATTTGTAATGCCAATGTGTTTTAACGGCGTTCATATAAGCGTTATAAAAGGCTTTTTCGTCTTTTACTGGTGCTTCCATCAAATCCTCACGAATGTCGACTAGAACACGTTTATTATCACACCATGAGAATGGTTTAACCCATTCGATGTTTCCTAGATTATCCAAACCTATACAAACAATCATTTCATTTTGATTCCCACCATCCCAATATGCTTCTTGTTGAAAAGCAATATCAATATCTCGGTTTTTATAAAATAAGGTAAATATTTTTATTTTATGTTTATGTCCATAAGCACCGTTTATATAATCTAGAGTTTTAACTATCTTTTTTTTGTGATTTGAATTAAGTTCATTAATACCTAAAACACTTGTTTGATAGTCGTAACTCACAATATCTGGATATTCATATAAACCAGTGGTTCTAGCTTTATCTTGTTCAATAGTTGGATAGTTAAACGCTGAGTGATTACACTTTAATATGTTTGTAAAATGTTTAGTGTGTGTTGTTGTTATAGAAGTGTTTATATCACGATTCCAAACTATTCGATACATGTCACCATCTTTACCACAACTGCCACGGTAATTAATGTCACGATTCAATTCAACAAACTTAGGGTTGGCTTTCCATAATTTAATTAATGACAAGTATTTTTCTCGACTAATTCTAATTTCGTTGCCATCAGAATCAACCATAACATAATACTCTGAATTGTAATCACAATGAGAACAATCATAGTAAACAGTATGACTTCTTCTATTTTTACCGCTACCAGTACTATAAGTTCTACTACACGTTTTTTTCTTCCACGTTTCCCAAGCTTCATAATACTTGGCTTCAGTCACTATATAACTGTTGTATTCAACATCATCTAAAGTTACTGATTTCATTGTATAATAAGATATTAATATAAACAATGCACTACCAGCAACTGGGATAAGAATTTCCCACCAAACTATTTTGTTTTTAAACAATACCCATCCTATCACAGCGGCTAGAATGGGTATAATTAATGCGTACCAAATCATTACAGGTCAAGTTTTACGTTATCATCTTTTCCAGTTCGCATAACTTCTTCGGTTAAAGAAGATTTGATTGGGGTGTATTCCAATTTAGTACGTCCATAGAACATATTGTAGAACGAGTTTGGAAACTTCTGAATCAAGTTCTTGTGTTGTCTAACAACATCTTGTAAAACTTTTTCTTCATTAAAAAACCCTTCACGTTGCGCCTCAACTGCTCTTGATAAATCTTTATACAAAACACTCACTTCCGAATAATTTGCATTTGGGTTAGATTCTGTTATCCATTTCATAAACACACCCTCAGAGTCTTTACGACCTTCCATGATGATGTTAATGTTCTTACGAAATGATTCATCGTTCTTCACAGCAATTTGTGTTTTCTGTGAAATTACTTTGAACATTTTATCATAGAATGAAGTTCTTTCATCCATTTTTTGTTCAAAGGTATTTCGCAAATCGATTTCGTTATTCGAAAACGAAATAAAGTTCCCAATAAATACGAAGAACATGATTACGGCTAAACCGATTAGACCGAATTTGATTAATGTAGTGTTACTGAAATTGTTTTCCATGTTTTGTAAATTTTAATGTTTTTAATTTAGATAGCAAATATACGCATAATAATATTAGCATACAAATTTTTTATTGATTATTTTTTCTTTTTTTCTCTGACTCGTGATAATGTTTATTGATTGTTATATTTGGGAATCCATGTAACATGAATCCAACCGCAAATAAACACAAAGCCATTCCGATTAACGCATAAAGTAATTCCATAGTTATTTCTTTTTATTAATTATTGATTCTGCTTGTTGTTTAAAGGTTTTAACTATCGCGCTAATTTTGCGACAATCTTCCTCTGTGAAGTTTTGACCACCACCCAATAAGTCTTTGATACCTCTATCAGATAACTTTACGTATAAGTTTCTTACATCATTCAAATCAATCATAGCACGTTGCAGCGGTGTTGCTGGTGTACCTTGTTCTTTGATGTCTTTTTGTATTTTATCCTTACCGTATCGTCTAGGTAGTTCTTTTTCTTTTTTAGGTTTAACCGCCACGTTTGTTGGTTCTTTTTCAACAACTGGTATTACAACTGGTGTTGCTTCTAGGTTTTCAATTACACCTTTATTTATTAATTTTTGGTTAACATAATCTGTTGTTTGAAGATGTTGATATCTTTCAGCTAAATTTGAACGAGTAGAAATGATTTTGTCAAAAAGTTCAAAGATATAATCTTTTGTTTCAGTACTTAACAATTCATCACCATCTTTAATAAATTTATATAAAAGATTAAAAGGTGTTTTTATTTTTTCAACGAATAGTTCATTTAACAATTCGTCAGTTTCAATAAGATATAACGATGTTAATTCATCGTATTCTAAGTCAGCTACTTTTTCAAATGTGTAAGTCATTATTAATAATTTTAAATTATTGAGACAAAGATACTACTTATTTTTAAACTACCAAATATTTTTAAACTTTTTTTAATAAAAATAAAAAACCCCGATAATTCGGGGTTTAATTTTTAGTTATATGCTTGTGGGTTATCAACTACTTTACCCATCGCTGTTACTTTACTTAACTTAGGGTGTCTGACTTTACCATCAGCATCTGGTTTACCAGATATTTCTTTAGCGGTAATAGACCTATCAGAAGCGCTATCAGCGTTACACTTATGGTCACCACACATGGCACCAGAAGCATCCATTACTTGTGATAACTTTAGAATTCTATTTGAACCTTGCGTTGAATTTTTAATCTTAGATGTAAGTGTTCTAACTTTTTTCTTTTCACCAGCATTCAAATCCTCAAAATCTTTATCTTCAGCAGGTTTATCTACTTTAGACGTGTCTTTTGGGTATTCATTTTCAGAGTCTTTTTTGCCTGATGGTTCTGATTTTTCACCACTATTTTTACCAGCTTCACGTATTCTAGACAGCAAGTCTTCTCTAACTAATTGTTGTATAAATTTTTTGCTCATGTTCTTTACATTTATATATAAATATCACAATAACAATAAAAATACTAACTTTGAGCCACTAATTGAATCCTTTTATTTTTACTCATTAGTTTAAGTGATTTTTCCTTTACTTGTCTTATCATCTCTCTAGTTAAACCGATTTCATCACCAACTTCTTGAAGTGTCATTGCTGGATAACCATTAAGACCAAACAACATTTCCATTATTTGTTTGTTTCTTGGTTTAAGAGTAGATAAAGCAGCGTTGATTTCTGATTTAATATCAGACTTACCTAATAAATAATCAGTATCATCAGCATTTTCGTCAAACATTAAATCAGACACTGACGTACTATTCCCTTCATCTGAATGAATCTCACGGTCTAAAGAATCCACTTTAAAATTACTTAAACTATCCAATAAAACAAAATCATCTGAAGCAAATTCAGTTGGAAATTCAGAAATAATTTCTTCAATATCAACTTTATGACAATTTTTTTGTTCTACAGCTGAAATGTATTTATTTAATTTTGACATTTCATTGATTCGATTGGCTGGGATACGAACAGTTTTCCCATAATTAGAAACATATTCCATCATTAATTTTCTAACCCACCATACAGCGAATGAAATAAATTTATAACCCTTAGTGATATCAAACTTTTCAACAGCTTTGATAAGACCAATGTTACCTTCATTTACCAAATCTTCCAAGGAAATTTTGTCAGTTGCGTATTGTTTAGCTACTGAAATAACGAAACGTAAATTTTTAACAACTAATTCTTCAGCTGCTAATTTATCACCATTTACCGCTTTTTTAGCCAATTCAGTTTCTTGTGCAGGTGTAAGTAAAGGAATCTCGTTAACCTCTCTCATATATTGAATGAAAGACGAATTTTCTCTACTAGTAATTTTTTTGTTGATTTTTAATGCTCTCATTTTTTGTAATTTTAAATTTATGTGGCAAATATAATACTTATTTTTTATTCTCCAAAATTATTTTTAATATTTTTTTTCATATCTCTATCTAAATCTTTAAGTTTAATAGCTACAGATTTGTCCCTCACGTTTTTACCCTTAGCCAAACCAATAATTATTTTTATTAAACCTTTATCATTTAATACGATAGAAACTGGAACAATCGTCATCCCTTTCTCACCAACCTTTTGTTGAAGTCTTTCAATTTCAATTTTTTTAACCAATAATTTTCTATCTCTATTGGTATCATGTGTATAGTTCTTAATGTTACCATTATGTGGTGCAACATACATCCCTTTGATGAAAAGTTCACCTTCTGATATGTAACAGTAAGCTTCGTTTATAGATGTCTTTGATTCTTTTATTGGTCTTATTTCAGAACCATTTAATTGAATACCACATGACAGAGTTTCTGAAATATGATATTCATAATAAGCCTTACGGTTTGTTATTAAATTTTTCATTTTTATTATTCTTTTTCTATAACTATTTTTCTAGCTAAAGCTGTTTCATTTTGAATTACTAAATACTCACCACTTGTACCTAAACAATCAATAGCTATAATGTTATTAGCCATATACATTTCTTTAACAGTTGTATGACCTATAATGTATGTAAACCCCTTAACCATATCTTTTAACAATGATGGTATTCTAACCCATATTGGTGATTGAGTTACATCATCACCACTTCTATCCATGTTTTCACCATATTCAAATCTGAACGATTCCATGTTTTTCATAAACCTCATGTTAACAGATTCTTCAATGTTATATAAATCAATTTCATTCTCACCACACCATGTTTGAGTTAAACCAGCATGTGAAAAAATATACCCATCATGAACATAACATATTTGTATATGTCCAGAAGATAAAGCTGGTTGTAAGACCTCATTAATATCCATGGCAGCATATTGCTGATACCCTGAATAAGTTTCACCACACCCTTTTAAATAATGAAAATCGTGATTACCAATTAGTAACACAATTTTATCTGGGTTCGTTTTTTTTAAGTCTAATATTTGTTTGAAGTTTTCAATTTGTGCTGAAGCGTCAACATCATCTTTGCTATCGAAATAATCACCAATAAAGATAATTTTATCGCTACTTTCTAATTCCGTTTTAACGATACTCTTCCATGTGTCACGACCATGCGTGTCACCTAAGGCTATTATTTTCATATTCAATACTTTTAGTTGTATCCGCAGTAGGACTCGAACCTACAACCTTTCGGCCCCCTCGGACCGAATACTCTACCAATTGAGCTATACGGATATTTCAGGACTAGGTTTGAAGTCTCACCCATATGTGTCCTTACTTTTTAGTTTTTAGTTCTGTTTTACGCTAGGAACTTCGTTTCATCGATAATAAGCCTTACGTTCTTATGGTAAACATTTAAAACCCTCCACTCTATTTTCCCAGTTTACGTGACTATACCAAACTGTTGTCTGTGGTCGACCCCTAAAGCGACTTGTGGTTAGGACAGGACTTGAACCTGTAATTGTAAGTGTTCAACAGTCAATATCCTCACTTACCGCAGTTATGTACAAAATCTTTTGACCTCCGAGCGTCTACTATTCCGCCACCTAACCATAACTAAAATAAAAAAACCTTCTCTACGCTCACCGCAGTTGTGGATTTTACTGAGAATATTTTACTTCTCACCTGTTAATCGTGCACATCAGAGCAGGGTCCATCACAGAGTACCTTGGGGCATTCGAACTTCGGTTGGGTAGCTAATCCCATGAAGCCAAGGTTCCTTTCAACATCGCTAATATGTCTTCTGTAGAAAGTTTTCTATTTTAATTGTGCGAGAGGGTGGGCTCGAACCACCGACACCAAGTTCTTAGTTGTTCCATAGTACTTCTGGCTAAAAACCTTAGCGTTTACCAACTTCGCCACTCTCGCGTTTTCTAGTCTATTCCCAGTGTCAACCATAGCAGTAAAGTGTTCCAGACCACTTTTGTCAATTTCCTATTACTAGGGACTTAACTGTTGGGTTTCTTGCGGTCAACATTAGGGTCTTCACCTAAAAGAGACTTATGTTCTCGGAAACCACATGTGTTTCCATCGCCTTTTGCGACTCTTGACCTATTTTATAATGCAAATATACTAACTTTTTTAATTCAAGTCAAATTTTTTTGCAATTATTTATTTATTTCAATTACAATTGGTTTGTTTTTCACATTATAATTAAAATCTAACGTTGATGCGTTAACAAATACACCACCATCTGGGAACTCAAACTTACCGTAAGCTTCGTGTATGTGACCACACACAAACAATTTTAGGTTTGTCATCTCAGCCGACTTCTCCAACAAATAAGGACATCCAGTCGACACACCTCTTAGTGTCATATCCAAAAAACCCTTCATTGGTCCGTGTGTAATTAAAACATCTGTGTCGAGTGGTATCATATCCCAATGTCTGCATATATCAGTACCAACTTTGTTAAACGCCCAATCATAGAACCATGGTTGAACTGGTGAACCCCAGAATTTCACACCATCAATCTCAACACCACTATCACATAAATAAATGATGTTAGGGTATTTCTCTTGTAAAATTTCGTTAACAACAGTACCAGTAGTTTTTTCAAACCAAAAATCATGGTTACCTGCTATCATAATCTTATGTGTATATGGTTGTTCATTAAACCATTCTAAGAACGCTTCAATTTCTTTAAGTGTTCCTCTACTAGATACATCACCAGCATGTACCAAAACTTCACCACCTTCTAACCAATCTGGTGGGATGTGTAAGTGCTGATTGTGTGTATCACTTATGCATGTTATTTTCATTATGAAAAGTTTTCATTATTATTTTCAAATGAACCACCAGCTATAATTACAGCTTCTGAATGGTTTTTGTATTTGTTAGATTTGACAAACAAATTTTTGATAAAGTTAAATAGTTTCATTTAGTTTTTTTTAATTTGATACAAAGATACTTATAAAAAAAATAAAACGCAAATAACTTTGCGTTTTATTTTTTTTCTTTTTCATCTAATATTCGTTGATATATTGTTTTATCACCTTTAAATCTACTAGACGCACCTATTACTCTAATATTTACGTTCTCAGTTGTTCCTGTTTGTCCCATTAAAAACCACCAAAATTTTTACTTATTAATCTTTCAGCAGCAAATTCAACAGCTGTTTCATACCATTGGTCGTATTTATTCATGATGTATTCATAAATTGACGGTGATTGATTCCCAAACACTGATTCAATTTTAGGTCTATTCAACTCACCATGTCCTATCCATGTTACTTTCCAACTTCTAGGACCCAACGTAATAACCAATTGGTTTAGCAAATCATCTATTTTCTCATCAATTACAGTATCTTTATACCATTTTAACAAATATTCTCTAACAAACTCTTGTTGTTTAAAACCTTCAAATTTTATTTCTGATTCAAAATCTGATATTGTTTTATCATAACTAAGTCTGTTTTTATCTATATTCTTAAGATACTCAATATGAATTTGTAATTTTGGAACAAGGACTTTTTCATTGTAATATTCGGATGCATATTCCAACATAAACGCTTTGTTGTATTTATAATCATCCGAGAATTTTTTAAGCATTAGTTTTGAAATATGTTCAAAACCCTTAGTCAAATCCATTTTTCTAACAAAAGAATCTAAGTCTTTAACCAATTGTGCTTTTTTATCTGAAAGCCAGTTTCTAACAATGTTGATAACATTGTTTTCTTCTTTGCCAAAATCACCCAATATGATTTTTACCTCTTCGTAAAACCCTTCAACTGTAAGAGTGTTATTTTCAACTTTATCATAGACTTTAAAACTTTCTGATAATTGAACAGTATAGTTTCTTTCGATGAAATTAAGAATAATTTTTTTATCTGTCATAACTTTAATTTTACACAATATAAGCATTTTATATGTAAAAATAAATATTAAAGGTTAATCAAAGATAAATTTATGTTCTTTTTTTCTATATCTACACTTGAAACTATTACATGAACCATATCACCAAGTCTAATCTTGTGACCAGTGTTATAACCCTTAACACAATGATTTAAAGTATCAGCTTGATATGTGTCACCTTGTATTTCAGATAATTTGATAAGTCCTTCACACTTGTTCTCTAAAATTTCAACAAAGATACCGTATTCCGTTACAGAACTAACTATTCCTTTGAACACTTTACCTACGTTTTCACTCATATACACACACTGCATAAATTTAATTGAATCTCTTTCAGCTTTCTGTGCTTTCTTTTCTCTTTCAGATAAGTGTTGACATCTAGCTTCTAGTTTTTCAATCTTAGGTAGCGTTGGTTTGTTCTCCAAGTACAACCCTAACAGTCTGTGTGTTATAACGTCAGGATAACGTCTAATCGGACTGGTGAAGTGGCTGTAGTCTTTGAACCCAAGTCCATAGTGACCAATGTTTTTGGTTGTATAGTTTGCTTTCTGCATTGTTCTCACAACCAAGTTGTTAATCATATCTTCCTCAGCAGTACCTCTAACGTCCAACAACAACTGGTTAAGCGTTCTTGTAGTTTCTTCTGGTGTATCAATACGGATTTCATATCCAAACTGTGAAATAAATTCTTTTAAGTTATTTAATTTATCATCGTTAGGTTTATCATGCGCTCTGTTTACATTAGGTAATTCTCGTTTGTTTATGTATTGAGCAACATGTCTGTTTGCCAACAACATAAATTCTTCAATAAGTTTATTTGAATCCTTTGCAACCTTGAAATGAATACCAACTGGTTTGTTGTTTTCATCCAACTTGAACTTAACCTCTTGTTTGTCAAACGAAATAGAACCTTTCTTTGAACGACCTTTGCGCATTTTCTGTGCTATTCTATTAAGTGTTAGAATAGATTTCCATAACGCATGACCTTCCTCTGTTTGGAAATATTCTTCATATTCTTCTGGTAACTTTTTGGCTTCAATAAGCATCTGTGCTTCTTCGTAAGTAAATCTACGGTTAGAGTTTATCACAGTTCTACCGAACCATTCTTCCAACACATGACCGTTTTGGTCCAACTTAAACACCGCTGAGAAACACAATTTGTCCTCGTTAGGTCTAAGACTACACAATCCGTTAGATAAGTTCTCAGGAAGCATTGGAACGCATCTGTCAACTAGATACACACTGGTACCTCTGGCAAACGCTTCTTTGTCTAACTCTGTGTCTGGACGTAAGTAGTGTGATACGTCAGCAATGTGAATACCAACAAACAGCTCACCGTCAACCCATTCAACGCTCAACGCATCATCAAAATCTTTGGCATCCGCTGGGTCAATGGTGAACGTAAGTACGTTACGCATATCTCTACGTTTATCAATTTCAGCTTGTGTTATCTCAATTGGAATCGCTCTAGCTTCTGCTAACACATCTTCCTCAAAATCGTATGGTAATCCATATTCTTCAAGTATACTGTGTATCTCAGTTTCGTGCTCACCAGCATCACCCAACACGCGAATAACTTCACCATTAGGGTTCTTTGCATCATCTTTCCATTCAGTAAGTCTAACAACAACTTTTTGACCATTTTGAGCTTTATTAAGCGAGTTTAACGGTATAAAAAAGTCTATTGGTAATTTGTTACTGTCTGGGATAAAAAATGCAAATTTAGGACTTATTTGAAGCGTACCTACAAATTCCGTTCTGAATCGTTCAACGATTTCAATTACTTCACCTTCCATTGCTCTACCAACACCTTCTTTGGTGCGGATTTTTACTTTATCCAAATGCAACGCCTTGTTGGTGTTGGATTTGTGTATGTAAATGTCTTTTGGTAGATTTGGGTCCGTCAAATATGCTGAACCACTAGCGTTAACACTTATTCTACCTTCTAAAACATCACCTATTTTTATTTTATTTTCTTTATTCATATTACAAAAATACTTATTTTTTTTCTTTTTAACAATAAAAAAACCCACTATTTTATAGCGGGCTGTTTATCAATGCCTTACAGAAGGCACTACATTTATATTAAATTTATCTAATCGACCAGATGCAACATGTTCATCACCCCATGCTTGAAAAATGGGTATATGTTCCTCTCTGTCATCCCATAACTCAACTTCTTTTATTGAAGGGTGTTGTGATAGGATTTGGTCAAATGTTTTCTTTTTAGCTGATTCTGTGCTACCACCTCTGTTGAAATGGTATTCATGAAATTTAAGACCGTGTCTGTTAAGTATGTCTTTAACCAAATCAGTTAATTTAACCATTCTACCAGTAACCATAACAATCATAGTATCAGGGTTTTTGGTTTCTTTCTTATAATCATTAATTACATTGCTTATTGTTGGCATCTCAAAGACTTGCATATCAAGACTCATAGGTTGGCCCCACCATCCAGCATGTGGCCAATCCTTGCCAGTTTTTTCTTTATATATTTTTTTTCCTTCTTCTGGAAGCGGTGTATCTATAAGCGTCCCATCAAAGTCAAATACCGATAATTTTGTAAATTTTTTCATTTTATTCTTCTGTTTCTAATCGTTTTACAACATCTTTAATATTAAGATAAGATGTCAATATTGTAGGTAACCCTAATAAAGCATTACAGAAATCAAACATATAACGATAAGTTGAAAATACACTACCTACCGTAACTTTATTATACATAACATAGTATGTTAATAAAGCTGTTACGCTACCATAAACTATTGTTTGTATCCAAAGACCAAAATTTGAATCTATGTATGATTTTTTAATAGCTATTTTTTGACCTCTTCTTAATAAATTGTTAACACCCTTTATTTTTCTATCAGATATTATATCAGTTTGTTCTTCAGATATATCATTATTTAATCTAGTCATTGCTGCTAATTTTGGTGAATAATAATAACTAGCAGCTAAAATAGCTAAACCACTTATTAATAAAAACCCAACAATTGGCCAACTAACTAAAGATAAAAAATATAATGAACCTAAAACACCAAAGATTGTGTTAAGAACCACAATCATATCAAATTCAAAAAATCTAATAACAGAATGCATCAGTGTTAATCTACCATTTATTTTTGTTGTTTCAACACCGTTTTCAAATTGTTTTTTAGTTTCATCAGAAGCAAATTTTCTAAATATACCTGAAAAGACTTTTATATCGTATATTTTACTGATATAACCAAAAAACATTAATAAAATAAATATCCCTATCATATACCAAATATACGTATAATCTTTAGCAATTAAATGGTCAATTGTATTACCCAATATTTTTGGATACATTAACATTAAAATCGAATTTATTGAAAATAACGTATATGATAACATTATCGATTTCCAATTATTTTTAAAAATTATTTTTAACTTATCCATTTAATAAAAAACTTTTTTAATTTGTTGATAAAACTTTCTTTTTTTTCGTTGGTTAATAGGGCACCCATTATGCGTTTTGTAGCGCTTCCTATAAAAACTTTGGTTATTGCACCATGTGCATGTATTGTTTGTTTAAGTGCACCACTTATTCTTTTTGCTTCAATCTTTTTTTCTTTTCTTAATTTTTCAATAACTAATAAATTAGCTTTCTCATAATCATCAATCATGGACATTAACAAATCAATATCCTCTTCGGTTAATTTATTGTTTAGAAAATTGTTAGATAATTTGTTCCTTAATTTTCCATTTCTAGTTTTTATAATATTAAACTTCATTCATTCATTTGGTGCAAAAATACATCTTATTTTTAAGTTATACAACTCTTTTAATAAATATTTCTATTATTTCAAAAATTGCTTTGCTTGGGCTTCATACAGCGCAGCAATACTTTGTTTTGAATTATCAATACCCTCTAATAAACCACTGGCTTCCCATTTTCTTATTATCGCATCCCTATCTGGATTTCTAACTTTTGCTATATTGATGTGTGGGTTGTCAACCACTGGGTCACCACCTATTAAATAATCTGGTGTCGAGTGGTCTAAATACATAATAGTTCCTGTTGGACCACCCATGGGTTCAACCCTAACTAAGTCTTGAGCAATTGTTGATGCCATAACTCGCCTAGCAATAGGCAAGAATATATCACCATCAATCTTATGACTAGTCCAATAAAAGTTTAAGCAATAATCTGGTTTTTGGTTCTTAGCCCATGCATGAATAAACCATTTGGTTCTAGTGAAAGAATAACCAAATAATGTTACAATTTCTTCAATTAACTCCTTAGCGTTGACTGGAGTCTTCCACTCTCTAGTATCATCAAAGGAATATATTCCAGCGTTCCCAATTTGACTTTTGTCTAAAAAATAATTTTCCGTTAAGTATTTGACTATGTATTTTTTCATAGTCCAATAATACTAACGGAAAACTAAAATGTAAACCTTATTTCTTTGGTTTTGGTTTAAGTGTGCATTGTAACTTTTTACCTTCAAGTTTTGGTACAGACTCAGCAGAACCATGGTCTTCAACACTAACAATTAATTTTAACATCACTTCTTGTCCTTTGTCAACAAACGCCATTTCACGACCTCTAAACTGCATTGTCAATTTAACTTTATGACCCTTATCTAAGAACTCGCATATGTGTTTTGTTCTATAAGATAAGTCGTTTTCAGAAGTATTTGGTCCGAGTTTTATCTCTTTAACATCCAGCGATTTATTTTTAACCGCTTTATTTTGTTGATAAATGAATTTTTCATAATTCATTATTTTGCAAACTGGTGGTTGAGCGTTTTCATTGATAAGAACCAAATCAAGTTCTTGTTCATCAGCCATTTTTTGAGCTTCTTTTACTGTAATCACACCATGTTCACCAACACGCACCATTGGGTGTTTAATTTCAAAATTTAATTTGTGTTGTCTTTCTTTTTGTTTGTTTTTCTTAATCATTTATATGTGTTTTCTCATAAATTCAATTAATTCATCCATGGTATTAAATTGATTAATCCCATAGAACTCACACGTAACATCAATATTACCTTTTTTCCAGAATCCATCTGGACATACTACCATAAGTTTTTGTTCTTTGGCGTGTAACCCCAATTCTAGCATTGAAATTGGTGATAACGTGTTAGGGTCAAATACCATGACTATCATGTGAGATTTTTCCATTGAGTCTAATTCCCATTGAACTTGTTCTACAAAGTTAGAGTCATTCATTGTTTGCCCCCATGATGAATCCCAATCATCTCTTCTTGGGTTAAGAAATTGGATAGGTTTATCCGATAGTGCGGCGATAAAGTCTTTTTGCCATTCTACCGCCTTACCCATTTCGATACTACCAGCCAAGAATACGTTTAAATATTCTTGGTTAATAGTAAATGTATTAGGTGCTTGCACCTCAATTGCTTTTTGCATAAAATTAATTTAAACTGATATTTATGTCAATGGCCGCATCATTATCCTCATCATCATCGTTATTTGAATCTTCGGAATTAGTGATGTCAATCGATTCTATAATCTCATGTAATTCATCTAAAACTTCAACAGATATTGAACCTGTTTCATTGTCATAGGTGATAACTACAATGTATTCACCTAAATCGATTGTTTTTTTATTAACCATTTCTTTTTCATAGTTATCAAAATGTTATGTTAACCACCAATTATACCATTTGAACTTAAAGTTTCAAAACTACTTGAAAAATCATCCATAATTTCTTCACCCCTAGAAATTTTTCCAGCAACTGGCAATTTTTTGTTTTGGGTTTTACGATTATTTTCGTATTCACTCCATTCCTTATTTATATTTTTAAGAAAATCAGAAGATTTCTTTTTTGGTCTGGAAACTTGAGTACTTCCGTAACTATCGTAAGCATAAGAATAGTTGATTAAATCAGCATCCTCGATTTTAATCATAACATTTTCTTTGAAACCAATTTGTGTACCATCTTCAAATTCGTATGGTTCAATTTCAACTGTGTTATAATTAATAACTCTAACGATTTCACCTATTGATATATTATCAACTTCAACACCATAACCAACATTGCTTTCATTATACATTGGTCTAGGGTATATACCAACATTTGATGCAATTTCAGTAAGCGTACCATCTTCTTCACGAATAGAAACGTTGTATTTACCCTTAAGTTTCTTAACATTAAAGATACCTTCGAACACTGTTGGCGATTCCTCATGAATATTAACTTCATTCAAGACCGCTTTAACGATATCCACAGTGATTGTTTCAAGACTTGAAATGAAATTAATACACTCATCAGTGAATTGTTTATGAATCAAAATATCATCAATGATTTCTTTGATAATAATTGGTTTCAAGTGGTCGAATGTTTTAAGATAACGAACACGACCTGGTCTTTGAATCATATTAGATTCAACTCTCAATTCGTTGGTTGTCAACAAAAACACACGTCTGTACTCAGAGTTTGAAGCACCATCCATGATTGTAAGCATGTTTGAAGCATTACCAAATGTTTTCTCGTACTCATCAATAAATATCGTGATATTTTGAGGAATACTATTTAAGAACTGAGGAAATTGTGGTTTATTTTCACCAACAATGATAATCGGTTGATTTAACTGATTAGCGATTTGTTTTGAGGTAACAGTTTTACCAGTCCCTTTAAGACCATTTAACAAGATACCCAAGTTTCCATGGTCAGTTGCGTTATACGTTTTTAGAATACGACGAATTAATTCACTTTCTAAACCATATAGTTTATAATCAAATGTAAAGTTGTCAGCAACCTTAGATAAGAACGGTCTTTCAAACATATCCAAACCTACTTTATAAATTACATTTTCGAGTTTCTCAAACTCTTCTGATGGATAACCTAAATACAATGCGTTACCATCAGCATTCCAGACTTTTTTTACTTCAGCCATATTTTAATATTAAATTGTTACAAAATCGACAGTCATACTGCCACCTAAATTGAAGAAGTTACAAGGTTCTAAACCGTAATCCATGAGTACGTTTTTAACTATTGTCTTCATTTCTGTTGAATTTCCAGTTATAATTTCTGCTTGGTCAACACCAAATTTTATGCAATCCCAAACAAATGAGTCTAAAACTTCTGGAACTTCATTATGTCTTAATCCGTGTAAATCTAGTTTCATCCTTCAATAATTTCTTTTATTTTCGGTAAACACTTAACTTGCGTGTCATGTATTAAACTCTTCGCTTCATCCAACGTAACCCATTTGTACCCATCCATTTCTGGAAATCCACCTCTATCCTCTGGTACGTTTGAATTACATTTCAACTCAACACTATCCCAATCAAATTTTGATTTCTTGTTTTCATGAACCAAAAACGGATAAAGTATTTTCTTTTTGTGTTTGTAGTTTACAGAACTCAAAGGATGTATTGTGAAATCAGTAGAACCGTTTAAATCCAAGTTAGTTTCTTCATATGTTTCCCTAAATGCAGCTTCTAAGAAGATTTCGTCATCTTCTACCTTACCCTTAGGTATGCTGTAAACATTTTTTGGGTGATTTGTTGGATGACAAATCAATAATTTATTGTCTTTTCTTACAATAAATAACCCAGATGCTATCGTTTTACCCATTATATTATAGAATTAGCTTTTAACATCATTTCTAAATGAAACCAATCAACATAAGGTCTTTGAGATAATTCTTTATCAAAAGCCAATGGAACCCCAAATGCAATATCATCAATCATAAGTTGTCCATAAGCCTTAGGACTATCAGTCCATTCGTGTTGTGTTGGGTTCGTGTTTATACCGTATAACGGTATTTCATTCTTAGCAAACCAATCAATTGCTTCTTGTAAACAATCTCTTGACTTACCATCTGAGTGAATGTAAGGTCTGTGGCTACGCATTGTAAACAATATAAGTTTATGACCTTTTTCAACTAATTGTTTTAATACTGGAACTGAACCTATGTCTTTTCCAATAAATGGAAAGTCATGCGTTACTACCGTACCATCAAAATCTACGAGTATTTCTTTCATATTGCAAATATACTAAATTATTTATTATCTTCCAAAAAAAAGTGGGTTTTTATCCCACTTTATATTTTAAACGTTGTAAACTCTCCATTTACAAAATTAATATGTTGTGCTCTTCCATCATTATGGATAATCACATGTGATTGTAACCAAGAACTAGGACCTTGATTGTAACCAACACGTAATTTTGTTGATGTACCAACAGCTATGGCACCGTCTTTACGACCTGGTGAGTGATAATGTCCCACAACAATCTTAGTGTTCAATTTTCTAAACTGTAACAATGAACCTCTACTACCATTTGAACCAACATCACCATGTTGACCTAATTCCCAACCATTAACTCTATAAGAAGCTGACCTTCCAAGTGTTTTAAACCTAGGGAATTTCTCATTAATCAAGTATGGAATAACACCCTTAACATTATTAGGGTCTTTACCATATTGTTCAAGCAAAATGTCAGAATACTTCATGTAAAGTCTTGAGTTCTTGAAGGTTGGTTGTTTTTTCCAATCTTCATTCTTAAGCCATCTATCTAGAAAATCATCGTGGTTACTTCTAACAATAACAACGTTATTAAATTTATTAAACGCTTCAAGACCCACGAGCATGTTGTTCACTTCTTTCTCTAAATCATTGGTTCCTGTTATTTCTTTACCATATTGAATAAATGGGTCTTTCATTTGATGATGACTAATTGAATCACCATCAAAAACGTCATGTAATACTACATGTTCAGGTTTAATTTTATCTAAGAAATCAATAGTTTTATCAATAACTTCTTGGTCATGGTGACCGTAATGTAAATCACCTAACACAGCAGCCGAAATTGAACTAATCTGTGACACACCTCCGTCTTCAACTCGATAAATTAAATCAGTAAAAGCGCCAGATTTATCCTCAGCAGTTACTTGTCTAACAAAGAAAGTTTCATCGTCTTTTATTTCAACAATAGCAAAACCAAATGTATGGTGAAACTCACCAACTTTACCAGCTTTAGCGTCTGTATAATTTTGCATAGTCACAGCACCAGTAGTAAGCATAATTTTAGGTCTGTTTCCTTCTAATACAGGTATCATTTCTAATTGTACCTTTGGACTACCAAAGATACATGAGTTAACACCACTAATAGCTTGCATTCCAGTCATTGGGTTTACAGCTGTTGGTTGTACTTTGATATCAGACATAATTGATACAAATTTGTGAATGTTATGTCTATTGGCATCTAAATAAGGTTCAACTTCTTTTTTCCAATGCTCTTCGTTTTTGTTATTATTAGTCCAGATACTAGTTGGATTTTTATAACGACCAGCAATCACAAGAATATCTGCATCAATAAAACTGGCATAAGCCTCAATGTTTCTCAACAGTTTCTTGTGAACTGGTGTATTATTTTGAGCCCAAGTAACTATAAAACGTTTCTTTTTAGCGTCATGTTGTTTTTCTTTTGCTTTAACATACTGTTCAGGTTCAGAATCTACTTTTTCTTTAAAACCTAATTTTTCAGCACACCATTTACGAATAGTACGCTCGGAAACACCGAAATGTTCACCTAATTTAGCCGCTCTCTTTTCCCACGGACCATCATCTTTTTTATGATAAACATCATAAATGCGTTGTTTATCTTTTACCGAAAGGTCTTTAAATTTCATTAATTTTTATATTATCAAAATGTTATTTTAACAAATATACACAAAAAAATTGAATTATACAACATTATCTTCAGTAATTTTAATTACTGGGATTAAATTATACAAATATTCTCTTTCTTGTGTAAAGATTGGAATATCGTAATCTGGAAGCCATTTACTTCTTTGAATTGGTTCACCATTTTGACCATCAACCCAAATGGTTTGTTTTTTTACAACAACACCTCGCTTGTATTTAACTTTGTAATCACTCCAATTGACACCCTTCTCTTTAAAAAGCATCTCTTGTTTTTCATCACTAGACTTGTTCATAGTGGCTGAGTGACCTAACAAAGCGTGTGCTGCCATACTAATACTATTTCTAGTACAATCTTGTTGTCTCCAAATGAAATAGTTAGACACCTCTCTAAAGTCTGGTATAACGAATACCCTTGAATCAAATACCGCATCAAGTTCTGGGAATTCACCACTAATGATTTTCTCCATTAAATTAAATTCCTCTGGCTTAAAAGCGGCAAGCATTCTAAGCATTGTCTTGTTAAACGCTGCTGTTACTTTTGAAGCTGAAATACTACATAGCTTCTGTACTTTACCATCAAATGGCAAATCAGCATCAATGTTCTCAATGGTTGAAAACACAAGGCTAATTTCATCTGATTGCGTATAAGCAAATAGCGGATTCAAATACTTACATAGTTCAATAGTAGCAGCATCCATCACATTGGATAGAATGTCGTCAAATGGTTTATCAAACATTGTAGTATATTTACTAAAACCTTTACCGTCAAGTCGTATGATTACATACGACCTGTTCGGTATTTTAAAATTATAACATGACTCGTATTCTTTCATACGGTCACCAAAACTTGTGTTTTTTCCCATTGTTTTGTTTTTAGATGTGGCAATCAACCACTGTAATTCTTGTGTTCTCTGGTAAATCCTTGATATAGTCTAATAATTGTGTTTGCATTAGAAACGTTCTTTTTTAAGTCCTTCATAACTTGAATGACTATTAATTGCTATAATTGCTAAGGCTATTTGTTTTGCCATTGACACGACTTTTATCTTTTGAACACCAAAACCTATATCACCTTCACCTTTATCCAAAGAATCGCTAATAATAAGTTCTTTTAATACTGATTTTTCAATACGACCCAAAGCAGGTCCAGATAATACACCATGGCTGATAATTGCTCTTACGCTATTGGCACCAGCTTCCATAATTACTTCAGCCGCTTTACATAGTGTACCAGCTGTATCAACCATATCATCCAATATGATGACATCTTTACCAGTCACATCACCAATAATAACCATTTCATCGATTACATTAGCTTGTTTACGAGTTTTATCCAACATAACATAATTGATTGAAATGTCATGGTATTTACCTAATTGGTCTTTCATACGCTTTACACGTTTACCAGAACCAGCATCAGGACCACACAAGATTGTGTTTTCGTTATAGATACTAGCCACATAGCTATCAAATATATTTTTACCTTCTAGATGGGTTACTGGTATGTTGAAAAAACCTTGAATTTGGTCAGCATGTAAATCAAAAGTAATAACACCAGTTGCCCCTCTATGCTCAATCATTTCAACCATAACCTTAGCACCGATTGGTCCTCTTGATTGGTCTTTTTTGTCTTGACGAGCATACGGAAAATAAGGTAATATTGGAATAATTTCTTTAGCAGCAGCACGCTTTGCGGCATCTATGGCTAAATTTAATTTGATGATTTCATCCGAGTTGTTTGGACTAGTCAATAGATAAACACGTTTACCTCTAATTGAATTGCAAAAATCAACACATAGTTCCCCGTCTGAAAACTTTTGTGAATTAGCATAATCAACCACTATCGGGTCTGAGGATTTTTTTCGGATTGCTTTAACAATTTCTTCGGCCAATTTTTCTCGACCATCAATTGATATAAGGACAGATTCTAACATATTTTGTAATTTTTAGCAAAGATACAAAATAAAAAATGAATAACCAAATGGTTATTCATCTTTTTTTAATTTTTTGTTTATCCAGTAGGCACCATAAGCTATAGCGGCTGCTATGGCTATGTATTTTACAAGGTGAATAAAGATAATCACACCAATAAACATCATTTTAAACAAAATGATAATTAGCAATGCTACTAGAAAATAGATAATAAGTTTTGTTTTCATAATATTAATTTATTTTTTTCCACACTCTATCGTGGTATTTTGTTTTATATAATCCCAACTCGTAGCTTCCATTATACAAGACAACATCCAACGCTGTTGGTAATTCATGGTATAAGTTATCCCACGCTTCTTTTTGTTCATCGGTATACTTAACTTTTTCCTCAGTATTAAACGGGTCGAAATCAGCTGGTCTACCATTTAATATAATGTCTATGGCTTCATACATATCATCTTCACCAAAGGGTTCGTTATATTCCACACCATCGTGACCAATACCTGCGATATGACCCTCTTGGTTAACAGACCAACGTAAATTTTTTAATAGTTTTACGTGTTCTTCTTTTAATTCAAATTTAATTACGCTCATTATTTGTCGTTTTTATCATCACCAATGGCTTGTACCATTAGTTTATTTATTAATTCATTCACCCCTTCAACAGCACCCTTTTCAATGTATGTAATTTTCAAGTCTGGATATTCTAACTCAATTGATTTTGTTGGTTCTGGGTCTACAAAATAAATAGGCGTATCTTTTTTACAGTTTTTAAAGAATTCATAAGTATAACCAATATTCATACTTGTACCAATTATGATTATAATATCAGCTTCTATAAAAGCTTCTAACGCGTTATAAAAGAAAAAAGGATATTCACCAAACCAAACTATATGTGGTCTTAGTTGAGCACCATATTTTTCACATTTATCACCTAGATTAATATCATTATATCCAATATGTATTGGGTTATTATTAACACCTAATTTATCCATAATAGGATTGCCATTAAGGTACGATGACCTAGCTTTTGTTAACTCACCATGTAAATGTAACACCTTAGACGAACCAGCTCTCTCTAATAAATCAGTAACGTTTTGCGTTACATGGGTAACATCGTATTCTGATTCTAAAGTAACTAAAGCATAGTGAGCATCGTTTGGTTGTACATTAGGTAATTCTCTACGTCTTTGATTATAAAATTCTAAAACTTTTGAACGGTCTTTTCTCCAACCATCTAATGTCGCCACATCATCAATTTTAAAATTATTCCAAAGCCCATCAGCTGAATCTCTAAAAGTTGAAATACCTGATTCTTTATCTAACCCAGCACCAGAAAATACTACTATTCTTTTCATTTTATTTTTGGGTAATAAATTTTATTAAGTTGGCAAAAAACCTTAACATTATAAAAAACCCACCAACAAACCCAAAATCATACCAACCACCGTTGTTATGCACAGCATACACAGCAATATCATCCCAGATAAGACTACCAATAAATGATGGGAACATAGTCATTCCATGCCATGTACCACCCCAAAAACCATAAACATGTTCATTTGGGTTAGTAAAAGTTACATGAGCAACATCTGCACAACTAACAGTAAAAATTGCTAGTAATATAACTAACATAATTGTAAATAATCTTTTCATATTTTTATATTTTTAAATGTGAGTATCTTTCTAATAATAACCCATAAACCTCTTGCCAATCCGTTTCTGGGTTGAATCCAGCTTTGTCCTCAAACAAAACGTTCATATAAGGTTTTTTATCATAATTTCCATAACCTTTAGGGTCGGTAGGAACTTCAGGGTTTTCATTCACATATTTGAAATGAATGTTATCACTTTTGAATAAATCTAAGTATTCTTTTATTTCGTGTAAATGTGAACACGTATAAATAATCATTACAATATCATCTATTTTTGATATTAATTGTAACGTTTCTTTAGCCATTGGGTAGTATTCACTTGGTGTATTACCATATTGGTAATTTGGTTTTAGAATCGTACCGTGAATATCAAAAAACCAAAACGTTCTATCCCAGTTTCTTTTTTCTTTTAATTGAAAATGATTAATTTCAATTGCTCTTGTTATACTCATAATTTATATATTTCTCTAAAATCAACAACTTTCATTGAGTAAAATATATCTTCTTGTTTGAAGAATACAGTATCACCAAGTTGAGTAACATTTTTAGGTTCCCATTTTTCCAATACACTAACTGGTAAAACGGTTTCACCTTCGTTGGCTATACCTACTTTAATGGATTGTTCTGCCATTTTAACTGTTTAAAAAATTTATTATTTTTTCTTTCACCCCAGATTGTTTAATACCCTCGTATAGTCTTGGAGTGTGAACAAAGTTTGATAATCCGTTATCTTCAAAGGCTGTAAGTGACATATCCATATCGTCTACAGCTACCCAACTCTCAACTTCATTATTTTTAAGGTACTCTTTGATTTCAACAATCCTTGTTCTCTCATACCAACGTTTCCAATCAAATAACGCAGCTGTATCTGGCGCAAAAGATGCTAACGCAGGTGTAAGAGCTATTGGTTTTTTGATGATACCTTGCGACTCATAAAACTCACCTAATTCTTCCAAGTTTGCCCATCTTCTCCAATCAGACGAAACAACAATTTCAGCATCAGTTTCTTCAAGTATTTCATTTAATACTTTGATAGCTTTTTTGTTGAAATTGTCGAATCGTTCTATAACTGGGATAGATTCGTCGGCTATTGTTTGTGCAACACTTCTCTTTTGTTTTTTGAATCTACTTCCAAATTCACTACCTAAACAAATAACACCATCATGGTCTAAGAATATTATTTTCATATTGCAAAGATACGAAATTATTTTTAAATATCAAATGTTATGGTACATATTTTACAACCGTAACATCTTCACCGTTTAATTCTTCTTGGATTATCCTTTCAATTATATTCCAATCACCACCAGCTAAACCTGCACCAATCATAGGTAGACCAATTTTTTTACCAGTGAATTTAACTTTCATAGCGGCCAATGCTGAACGCAAAGCAGCGTAATCTAAGTCCATTTTACCAAACTGTCTACCCTTGTAGTCATACTGACCATACAAGTTAACAACAATAGGTGTTGTGTTTTCAGTATAGGTTATGGTACCTAGTTTGTTTTGGTCCCCAGCTGTTGTTGTACAATCAGCAGCATACGCCTCAGGGAACTTATGTTTAATTTGTGGGGCTATACCAGCACCCATCGTGCAGAAGCAATTGCAACAATGCGCAATTACGTCATATTGGTCGGCATCTCGGACCAAATCGCCATCGATATACTTTATCATACTTAATACAGGTCTTGTTAAATCTCGATATAAGAACACAGTTTCAGCGCTGTATCTTCTTCTACCATTTATAATTATCGGGTTTAAAACCGTATCGATTGTTTTCAATCGATGGTTTCCAATTTTAAGAACGTGTTTTACTATTCCGCTTCTTAACGTTTTGTATTTACCAGTCTTTTTGATTAGGAAATCGTTTTTTTGGTAATTGTCTTTTAATGCCATTTTTCCTCTTCATCAAATTTATCTCTAACTCTCATAATAGCTTCACCAAGCCAGTTGGTTCCTTGCCATTTTGTTTTGTCGTTAATGTCTGGATGTGATTCGTGCATACCAATACCCCAGATTTTATCTTCTGGACTAGCTTCAACTATTTCTAATTTACCACTTCGCAACAACTCTTTTTTCATCAAAGAGTTTTGACTAAACTTAGCGTAGTTAGCCTCATATACAACTTCACGACATACAGCTTCCCATTTGTCTTTGTTGAAATTTTTGACTTTACGCCCTAGGGCTTTTTGTTCTTTAGGTCCTTTGGTATTCATGATTTTGTTGTAAGAATCAACGTCTTCAAACAACAAAGCTTTTTTTGCCATCATGTATTGCTCACAACAGTTATATTCAACACCATCGATAACAAACTTTGAGGGGTACCATTGGCTATAAGTACCGCCCCAGAAAAATATGAATTTATCTGTTTTCATGATTAGTCATTTAAAGATTTAAAATGTTTTTGACTTATTTTATCATAAGCATTAGCAACAAGACTGTATACATACTCAAAAAGTCTTCTGAATGGATTGTTTAACAACGTTGCCAACAAAGATAATGGCCAGTATGAAATCCAAGCAATAATACCAGCTTTGTTTTCACTACCTATTGGCATTATTTTAAGTTTTAACTCAGCCATTGTTTTAACATCGTAACCCCAAACAGAGATTCTATTCTCTCTAAGTTTTTGACATAACATCTCCACACTTTTATCACTGTTTTCATCAAAATCTGGTCTTTTAACTATTAACTCAGCTCTAACTTTTTTGTAGATGCTAACTTTACGCTTAACAAATTCATTCCATTTCAAGAATGACCACACCACTCCTGCCACAAGATAACCCAAAACAAACAATAAAGTTGTTCCGTAATCCTCTTTAACGAACGACCAAAGGTCATGTCCGTAGTTCCAAAGCAACAAAGCTAACGCTATACTTACAGCGGTTGTTGCCCACCCTTCTTCTTCTACCTCTAGTGAAATCATCGTCACTATGGCTGCTACGATACCTACTATAAGTATAACGTAACTATTTGCTAAAAATTCTAACATAATTTATCTTTTTTTTAAAATTGGTTTATACGATAACATGAAACCCAAATCATAAATCCCATTCATTAAAACAATCTTTTCATGGTCAGTCAATCTATGTTTTTCTAGAAATTCCGTAACCATAATGTAATCATGAGTGAAAGTTGGTTCAAACTTAACCATAACTTTGTCATTATCCAATTTTAGATTAAATTCTGTGTTATGTTTTGTTTTTTTTGTTACATACTTAACCATATTATAATTTTGCTTTTTCTCTTACTTGTTCAAAAGACCATTCGTGTGTTAGCTTACCCATGTTAAACACTTCAACTAACTCGTCTTTTACAGTATCAAATTCAACCTCTGAAGATGTAACTGTTCTGTATGTACCATCTTCATTTTTAACCAATTTCAAACGTCCTTTTTTAGACTTCTTGAATGATTTGGTAATGTTACCATCAGCATCCATTTCAGTTGGTGCTTTTACCACATCAACTTCTTTTCCATCAAGTACCGCAAAACAAGCTTTTGTTGCAAAGTTTTGAGTATCACGGTCAATACCAGCTTGAAGTAATTTACCACCCATACCTAACGCTAAGTTTTCTGGTGAGATTTTTTCTTCTTCCAACAATGCGTAGATTTCTTTGATAGACTCTAAATTGATACCATCACCTTGAATAACTCTAACTTGTGGAGGTAAAACTTTGTAACCTTTTTCGTTTACGGTATAACCAAATTGTTCGAAAAGAATGTGGAAAATCTCTCTTAGTGAGTTGATTACGTGACCAGAGTCAGGACGGATAACAAGTTGATTACCAGGCTCAGTAGGTCTTGACAGGATTAATTCTTTCAATTCACCACCCCAATAGTCTTTACACGCTCTAAAAATGTTGAATGAATCAGACACACAAGCAACGATACCAGTTGGGAAAAGTGTTAAAACACGTTTCATTAAATCTAATTCACCTTCTTCACCTCTTAGAGTCATAATAGAATGTTCTGTCGCAGGGATAGATAAACCATAAATAGTGTCGGTGTTGTAGTTTTCTACAATGAATTTTGAACCCATAAGCGTATCTGAACCTCTAAAGTTTACAAGGTGTGCAGAACCACCAATACCAGCTGATTCAACTGATGATACCCCTCGGAATCCAAAATCATTAAGTACAAAATCTACAAGGAAACTTCTAAGACCATCATCGTATGAAGTACAATTTCTATAAGCTTCATCAACAATTTTTCGTACTTCTCTTGATAACGTAGCAACAGTAATTGGATACCAAACTTGTAACAAGATTGTTTCTAAGAAGTTAGTTAACCATGCACACTCAGGGTCAAGGCTTTCAATAACCATAAGTACATTGTGAGTACCTACAACAGTTCCCTCAGGCACCGCTTTGATACTAACTGGTAAATGACCATCGTATTTTTCAACAATGTAATCAAATTTACTTCTGTCGAACACATCATCACGACCAAATACACCGTATTTAGTACCTAAGAATTCGTAAGCTTCATCAACTTCTTCTTTTGTGATAGCAACACCCTCTAAGAAACGTTTAAGGATAATTTGAAGACCATAGAATACGGTTTCAGAGAATTTACCACCTCTTGATTCCAAATAAGAAACCATTTTGGTCATTTCACTACCATAAAATCTGTGGTGTGAATACTTGTAAGCATCAGAACATAAAACCAAGTTTTCTGGTTTTTCCAATACTTTTTTTAGAACCTTTTCTATCGATTTAATAGATGACATATCATCGTTAGCGATAGCTTGTTCTAGTTTTCGAATAATATTTCTTTTAAGTCTCATAATAATTAAAATTTATACAAATATACTATTTATTTTTATATTTTACAATTTATACTAACATTTAAATTTTACATTTTCAAAATCAACATGCACATCTAAGGAAAATTCATTTCCAAATCTGTTTTTAAAAACACGTAAATTAACATTTTTTTGTTTTTTCCAAAACATAAGTTTAGCTAAAATATTTTGTTTTTTTGTTTCTTTTCTAGTTACAATCACAAAAACATCAGAAGCATGTAGTGGTTTTCTGTTAGTTTCTAAAACACCGTTCTGAGGTTCAAACCTAGATAATTGTACACTTAAAAAAACTGTTGTTTTGTAGTTGCTAGAAAATCTAGATATTTTGTCAATATCACTATGATTATATGGATAATCAATTACGATTAAATCATAACCTTTCTTAAAGAAAAGTTCTAAATCAGTGTCTAATAACCCTAAAGAAACAACCGTTAATTTAGAATTTAGGTTTTTTTCATTTAAAGCTTTGTTAAACTTTTTTATAGTATGTAACCCTTTAGTTTCTGTTAAATACAATATCTTTTTATCGTTATTGTAACATTCAGAAGACAATATAGTCAAAATAGTTGACTTACCACTACCAAAATATGACCCAAAAACAACCAATGGGTTATATTCTAAATCAATATTTAATTTTTCTAATAATTTCATATTATTTAATTAATTTATTAGTTACTACTTTCTTTAAAAACGTTTGCATTAATTCAATGTGTTCTGGAACTATTTTACCATTCAATTTCCATGTGTATTTGATTGGTGTGATATGACCCTCACCAAGACTTGGTTCTTGTGAATGTTCAAATAAATCACTTAATTCAAACCATTTAACCTCTGCTATGTCATCAGAAGCCTCAGCTTTACCCATTTGGTCCCATTCGTAAAATAGAAACAAAGTAGTCATAATCCCAGACTCTTCTTTTCCATATCTCCAATCTTTAATTTGCTGACTAGCAATATAAGTTGGTGTTAAACCACTTAATTTAGTTTCTTCAAATAATTCTCTTCTAGCCGCAACTTCATAAGAAGCATCAGTTCTATCAACAAACCCACCAACAAATCTAAATTTATCTTCAGCAGGTTTTCTAGCTAAAAGGATTTGACCTTCATTATTTACAACTACAATATCGACAGTTGGATATGTTACTGGTCTTTGTTTGTAAATCCCATAAATAACACCAGCTCTAAAATCTTCAGAGTCTAAAACGTTTGTTGAACATTCTTCTCTTATTTCAGTAGCGTTATGTGACCCTACTTGTTCAATTTCTTGTGTTTTATGTTTACCAGAATAATATGGTAAAAAAGAATCTCTACTACCATATAAAATAGCGTTGGTTTCTGGGAATATAGTCGATAATGTATTATCAACATTTTCACTCCATTTTTCATCGCTTCTGTTATCAGGTAAAGCCATTACAATAATATCAGGATATGATTCTTGGATTAACTTTCTTCTAGTTGAAAAGTCTAATGGGTTTCTTTTCGTGTTTTGAATTCTAGGTACACCTAAAAACACAACAACATTTGAATGATGCTCAGTAACATAATCTAATACTGAAATATGTCCTTCATGTAATGCTGGTAATTGAAATCTTCCGATAATCACACCAATTTCATTTCTTTTTAAATCTTCCATTTTTTTATAATTTTATTTTGCAAATATACACAAAAAATCCCAATAAAAAAATTATTGGGACTTTTTTTTTAATTAACAAAACCCATTTTGGTTTTTTCTTTATCTACTTGGCTCATATAGAACCCTTTATAAGACTCTTTGATTAGACTTATCGTATCATCAAGCGTCCATTTATCATCTTCTTCTGACATTTCAACAATGTTTTCAGCTAAGTTAGCGATAAACGCACCAGTAATGTTAGGTTTTTTACCATTGATGTTTTCTGTAAGAGCATCGTATACTTCTTTCATTCTCCATTTTTCTGGTAAGTGGATATCACAAACTTTGATGATTTGTTCTTCGTTTAAGAAGGTGTAATCTAAAGTGAAATTGAAACGACCTGGTCTCTCAGCCGCTTTATCAACAAGTCCTTTGTCGTTTGTCGAAGCCAATAAACTAATTTTACGTTTCTTAACACCATCAAAGAACGATAAGAATTGACCAAGCATTCTTGTATAGGAACCGTTATCACGTGAACCTAAGTATAAGTCAATATCATCCATGATGATTACCGCGCTTTCAAAAATCTCACAAGCTTCCATGATTGAATTCAAATCACCAGTTGTTGTAAAGTCTGGGATTACGAATGTAACATCTGGGATAAGACGACGACAGATTTCACGAATACTTTCGGTTTTTCCCGTACCAGGCTCTCCATTTAACAAATATCTAGCACTACCACCTCTAGCCACACGAGAAATAAAGTGTTCAATGTATCTACGTTGAACTTCGGTCATAATTAATTCATTCGAAGCTTCTTTGATATCGATTACAGAGATACCTTTAAAACGACCTTCAATAAGTGAAATTTTGATACATTTCCCTTTGTACTCTGAGTTGTTAAACGCAAGAGATTTGATTTTCTTGAATGTATCTTCAAATTCTTTGTATTTAAGACCTTTCTTGCTTGTGATGTGTACTTGGTTAATTAAATCACCTCTACCATCTGTGAACATTTTGGTTTGTACAAACCAATCGTTATCGTCACCAGCAAAAGTACAGTTAAACCAAAATGAATCGATATTGTTGAAAGAACCACCAATAGTGATTCTACCGATATTGTCAGTGTCACCATACATTCTAACAGAAATGTCTTTGGTTTCTTTTTTCACGTATAAATCGTGAAAATAGGAATTAATAATCGCAAATTCAACAAATGATACTTCTTCAGTAAATTCATTACTGGTGTAATCATCAAAATCATCTTCTTCTGGTTCTCGTGACACCATTTCTGGGTCCACATACTTAATCACTAGTTCTTCCATATTTTTCTTTTTATTTATTCCTTTAATAGCTTCTAATAACGATTCTGACGTCATTTCTTTTGCTAAGTTAATTTTCCCTGACATAGTATTTATTTTTTAATGATGGTCAACTGATTCAATTTCTCTAGTTTTCATTATCTCTTTGATTTGAGCATAACTAACAGGTTTGTAACCCCAACCATTGCAACCCATATCTAAGACTTTTCTTTTGTAATACTCTGGGTTGTTTGGTACAAGACTTTGGTGACAGTGGCCATGTAAATGCCATTCACCGTGATGTGACTTATCCCATGATAATATAGGATAATGCATAATCATAATCCCTTGATGTTTTCTAGGGTTTTCTTCGTCTAATATTGATAGATTGATATAGTCGCTGACCGTTTCAAATCTACCTAATTTTCTGATATCTTTTTCTTTGTCATGATTACCTAATACGAAGTGTATATTACCGTTTAGTTGGTCAACTATGGATTTAGCAACACCGCCTGAGCGGTCAAAGCATAAATCACCCATATAGATTACCGTATCGTTTACATCAACCAATTCGTTCCAATTCTCTATAAGAGTATGGTCCATTTCTTGCACATTGGCAAATGGTCGATTATCATATTTGATAATATTAGAATGACAAAAATGGTAATCAGATGCAAACCAAACATTTTGGTTATCTATTTTTAATCTCATTTTTTTCTAATTGTTCTTTTAATTTTAAAAGCGCATCACTGGCTGCTCCCAATGAATAACTTGCGCCATGTTTTTTTGGTTCTAATTTTTTTACCTTGTTTTGGATTTTTTCATCTCCAATTTGTTTTGCTCTATCTAAAAAGCTTTCACGTCTGATATCCCCCAATAACCAATTAATGTGTTTATCACCGCTTAATGATTTGGTAATAACCCAGTCGAAGAATTCATGGTAACTATCCAACGACATAAAAGTTGTAGTTTTATCACCAGACAAACCTAACTTTCTATCACCAATTAATTTTTTAATCGGTGTGATACTTGGAGTTTTATCATCCAACGCAAATTTAAGACTATCAAAAAAATCTTTTTTAAATTCTTCTGTTTGAGTTCCCTCAAAAATATCTTGGATTGAGAATAGTTTTGTGTTACTTAACACACAAACGAAAGGACCTGTTGGTTTTTCAAAAACTTTTTCAACCTTACTAATCGGTACATATGAGCGTACTAAATGGTTTAAAAACCCCCTTTTTTTAGAATCAGCTAACATCCCATCTAGCTTTGCAAAAATCTCTTGTTTATTCATTTTTTATAAAATTATATAGTTTATTACGATAAATATTTGTAAGTAATGTAACCATTGGTCGAACCCAATAGTAACGAAAAATTCGTGGTTTTTATTGGCTCTGTAATACTTTCCAGTTATACGACTAGTGATATAGTCTGTTATAAAATGCATTACGAATATTGACATAGCCGCTGAGATATATTGTAAAAATGTTACATGTAAACCAACAATTGAAAACAATAAACACCACAACAAAATTGTCGTTAAGGTGTAAACACTAACATGCATACCCAACCAATAGTTACTGGTACTTTTATTCAACGCCATTTTTTCGCTTTGTAAAACAAAATCAGCAACCCAATGAACTAAAAGGAAATACAATACGTAAGCGAAAATAATACTAACAATATCCATTACACAAGGATTTCTTTAACAATTTCAGAAACTAATTTATTATCAGCCATACCCTTGAATGATTTGTTAAACTCACCCATCATTTGACCCATATTAGTCATTCCGTTATTTTTATAGTTTGTCAAAACCTCTCGGATTTTATCTTCACCCATCAATATAGGTAAATAAGGTTTGATAAACTCTAACTCAGACATCGATTCTGGTGTATTTGTAGTTTTAAGAGATTTTTCCATTTTCTTGATAATATTCAATACAGATTCATCTGTTGAAACAGTACCTCTACCCTCTTCGTTTTGTATTTCACCCTTTAAGATACCCAAAAATGTTTTTTTAGCCATATCTTTTGCTTTGAACGCTTCGATAAAATCAGCGTTTATTCTTTCTTTAAGTGTCATATTTTTAATTTTTATTTATAAAATAATAATGATATGAGTTTTCTCCATCAACAGCATAATATGCTAGTGTTAATTCACCTTTTTGCACTCTTTCAGATATATGTTTACGTTCTTCAATATCTGCGTTGGATGCTATTCTGATGGTTTTAAAATCATTCTTGCGTTTCTTTTCTTCTTTGTTTGTCGCTTCAACAACTGGTTTTTTTTCTGGTTCTTCAGCAGTTTCTCTTTTTTTAGGGACAATCGGTTTAATTACAGGTTTTACAACTGCTTTTTTTCTTTCTTTTGCCATATATCACAAAGATACTAAATTAAATTTTTAAAAACAATCTTTTTGTTCTTTTTTTTCATAAAGTTCAAATCTAAACTTTAAACCATTCTCTTCATACACTTCACTACCCTCTTTTAAACACCATTTTCCAGTTTCTAAACCTTCTAAATATATATCACCTTCAATATTGGCATATATTTGTGTTAAATAAACTTTTGTCGCATATTTAAAAGCTTCTTTGTATAATTCAGCACCACCAATGATAAACACTTGTTTATCACTGTTTTCGTGTGAAATTAAAATGTGTTCTAAATCATCAGAAACCGTTGCGCCATTAGCATCATAGTTTTTGTCTCTAGACATAACAATGTTATTACGATTAGGTAATGGTCTATACTTTTCTGGAATACTTTCCCAACACTTACGACCCATTACCACCGTATGTCCGTTGGTAGTTTCTTTAAAATACTTCATGTCAGTAGGTAAATGCCATGGTAAATCATTGTTTTTACCTATGACAAAATTAGTCGACATCGCTACTATTATGTTTATCATCTTTTTTATTTTTTAAAGTTTCTTCTGTTATTGATAGTAATGTGTGTTTATCATACGTCATGATATCAAACACTACTGAACGATTTTGATTTAACCATCGTTTAAATATGAGTTCTCCTTTTGCATTGAATAAGTATAACTCGTTTCCATGTATTTCTTTTCTAAACGTTTGCATAATTAATATTTACATCACAATTAAAATTTTGCCTCTTAATGTTAAGCTTCGTAACCAATTTGACATAAAATTCTTCGTTATTTGTTTGTTCTCTGAAAAGATTTAGATATTTTTCAGCATTTTTTATGTGTTCACACGTTTCACAAGAACCTATAATCTTATCAGCCTTATGTATAGCTCTAATTAAATCTAATACATCCATTGTAATCTTATTTGTTTAACAATTTCTCAAAACTCAAATCATGAGGATGAGATTTTTTATCTTTCATAGTAACAAAAGTAAAATTAGCAGCACATATTTCTTCAATATCACCACGTTGACTTTCTCTAGTTACTGTAATTTTAACTTGAATTGATGACCTACCCAATGCTTTTATATCGGCTTTCATTGTAATCAAATCACCTAGAAAAGCTGGTTTTTTAAAATCAATCTTATCAACACTAGCTGTCACAGCACCATCACAATCAGTTTCATATATTGCTCTACGAACAACCTTAACACCAGCAACGTCCATATTACTCATTAAAACACCTCCAAAAAGTGTATCAGCATAATTCAAATCTTGTGGGAACACTGTAAACGAATGTGTTGCCATTAATCTATCCCCTCTGTATTTATTTTCTCCCATAACCATTTATTTGTTTTACCATTTAAAAATTCAGAAATACAACTTTTACTTATATCATATTTTTTACTTAATTCTTCTATTGTCAGTCCCAATTCTTTATCTTTAACCAAATTTATTAATTCTAATTCATTTAATTTAGAATTTTTTATCGCTAAATTGTTTTTATGTTTTTGTTTTAAATCATCGTAACTAATTATTTTATTTTCTATATTACCACTTTTGTATTTCCATAAAAAATTTTTAACATATACAATTTTATTACCATTTAGTTTAGTTAGTTTACCATTAATTTCTTTTTCAGCGTCAGCTTTTGTTTCAAAATATTTGATAAATTCACCTTTTAAATTATATTGTAACGTAATTTTACCCATATCTATAACTTGTTTTCTATTTAGTTTTTTACCTGTATGTGATTCACTTATTTTTCTTTTAGTTTCTTCACTAACAGGATGTTTTCGAACACCACCACCATAACCACCAGAGACTAAATTATAATAGTTTTTATCGTTTATAGCGTTTAATTTTTCTATTAAAAATTTTTCATAACACCTAGCATCTTGTTCATTATCAAACTCTTTTAAAATTATTTTATTAAAAGAATCAACACCGTATTTTTTTATCGCTTGTTTTAATAAAATTCCAGAACCTAAATAATTGTCACTATTATTTTTAGTAACACTAACACCGATATATTTTTTACCGTTAACTAAATTTGTTGTTTCATATACATACATAACTTTTTTTATTATAAATATATGGGAAAAACCAAAAAGTTACTTAACCACCAAAAAACATTTCAGCCATTACCTTACCACCAAACAATGTGTCAGCATAGTTTAAGTCTTGTGGGAACACCGTAAACGAGTGTATTGCACTTATTTTATCTCCTTTAAACTTTTCCATTACTTTAAATCTTTATTTAATCTTACTATTATTTGTGTTAACATTTCATTTCCATTAACATAACCATTATCTTCAGCAACACCAACCATGAAACATAATGCTTCTGTTAGACATTTTATATCTGTGGTAATCACCTCTTTAGCTTCTTCAGCTGTAGTTGGTGGGTTGACACCCTCAGGTTTGTTTATTGATATTGGAGTTTTGCTTTCTGTATCAATGCTAATGTTTATATCTGTTTTCATACTCAAATTTTTTACAAATATACGAATTATTTTATCAAATAACAATATTTATATTAAAAATTAATGTTATGGCAAAACCACAATCAAAATCAGCTAGTGTTTCTGTGAGAATCGAAAAACCTAAAAAGAAAAGACCAGGAGTTCATTCTAAATGTAAATCTTCAAAATTGAAGAAGTCTAAGAATTATTTGAAAAAATATAAAGGCCAAGGAAAACGCTAAAAAAAAAGAGGGGATATCCCCTCTTTTTTAATATGTGTATTTACCCCAAGTTTCATAATTTTTATCTAACGCATCCAACGCTAACTCAACTTCCTTTAAACACTCATTTACACCACCACCTACAAGAACTATATTGTTTAATCGTTCTAAAACATCCATAAGGTCTGGAATGTTGATACAATCCTCAGAATCTTCCATTAGTTCTCTAATGTTTTTACTACCGTATTGTTTTACAAATGCTTTCCAGAAATTTTTATCTAATTCTAGCGAATCGTTTATATCATTATCTCTCATGAACTTAATTAGGTTAACCAATTCTTCATCGTCACCACCTCTATCCATACAATTTCTGAAAAAAGCATAACCTTTATCGTATAATGTAGCTTCATATGCGATATTTTCATCTAGACCGTTTTCAACTAACCAAAATCTATAATCACTTTCAGATACCATACCCAAAGTGTCTTCACCATTATATAAAAATGTTAGGTCAGCTAATTCATCTATGTGTTGATTAATATAATCAAATAATTTATATTGCATACCACCCATATAAGGTGCATACTCTGGTTGAACGTCTACAACTATTAAATGTTTACCTATCGCACTTTCATTTAATAAATCTGATTTATTAAATGATTTTTGTTGTGTGTTTTTAAATTTTTTTTCTACTAACCTTTCTTTTAACAACACCCTTATTAGTGACTTCATATTTATTTGAATTTACTAAGAATTTCTTCGTTTTGTTTAAGTAATTTTTTTCTTTTAACTACGTTACCTCTGTTAGGTTTAGCTGCTGGTCTTTTTTTTGCTCTTGCCATAATATTTAATTTTTACTATAAATATCTGGTATGTATAAAAAAACCCATCATAATGATGGGTTTAGTGGAGGGGGTGGGAATCGAACCACACGTTTTTCAAATTTACAGTTTGCTTGATAATAAATTTATTTGCTGTAAACATTCTTTTACAAAAGGCAGAATGTGTATTTAACCAACATTTCAACCCCTCCTTGTGTGCAGTAGACGAGACTCGAACTCGCAACCCTTGACTTGGCAAGCCAATACTCTAACCAATTGAGCTACTACTGCATTTATGCCTCTCTCTGCATCCGTCACACCCCATTTGTATTCTGTTAATCTCCTAAGACCGTTTGCTACGCTTGACATAAAGTCTCAGCCCTTAAAAGGATTTTCCTAACGGTAAATCGGTCTCAAAAACCAGTATATCATTTAAAGTCGATTTTACCGACTATCTTGAAACCTTGTGGTTTCCATTTTTCTTTTTCTTTGTCACTTATCGTGTTGCCATTTCTACCAACATGAAACTTATGACATGATTTACATTTATACGCCACCACTTTGAATTTTCTATCTGGTAGTGCGTTCACACCCTTAGCGTGCTTGATAGCTTGCTCAAGTGTATCAAATGGTTTTTTTGGTTTATCAATTAACTCACCATTTATTCTGCTAACAATTTGAGTTGTACAATCCATAGTTTTATATTTATGTTGCAAATATACTAACTATTTTTGAACATAACTATTTTTTGTTAATTATTTTTTGTACTAAACCAGCTTCATTTATATTTTCTTTAGCTTCTTCAATGTTTTTAGCATAAAAAATAACATTCAACTCAGGTATCTCAATTTTTATTGGACCGTTGCCAATACCATTTAATTCTTCTTTTTTAAGTTCCCAATCTCTTAGAAATCTTTTTTTTCCCTCTTTGGTCATAAAACGACCACTAAATTTTAACCCTTCCATAATATTACATTGATTTAGAGCCTCCGACAGGAATCGAACCTGCGACCTTCTCCTTACAAGGGAGTTGCTCTGGCCTGCTGAGCTACGGAGGCATATATTGGTGGGCCCAGAGGGATTCGAACCCCCACGTCCAGAGGAACCTGATTTACAGTCAGGCGAGCCAGCCAGTTGCTCAATGGACCCAAATTCAGGATGGCATGTTACGATTCAAAGTAAAAATTTGATGTTTGTTAACTTGCTGAAACCACCCTTTAGTTGGAAGATAGGGACTCGAACCCTAAAAACGACAGTCAAAGTGTCGTATGTTAACCAATTACATCATCTTCCAATATTTGAGCGACTGACGGGTCTCGAACCCGCCCTATTCCTGATTGGAAGTCAGGTGCCATACCAACTAGGCGACAGTCGCAATTTTCTAATTCTACGCAGACACTTAAAATGAATGGGCCCCTATGAATTAGTAACAGTCTCGTCTCGTCGGGTAGACTGGATTCGAACCAGCGTGCTCTAGCGTCCAAGGCCAGCGAGATAAACCTGACTCCTCTACTACCCGTAATATTTGTGCTCCCGAAGGGCCTCGAACCCTTTACCCCTCCGTTAAAAGCGGAGTGCCCGTCCACATGAGCTTCGAAAGCATTTAACCATTTCTGGTTTTTTGGTACCCCCGAAGAGACTCGAACTCTTGACTCCCTAATTAAAAGTTAGGTGCTCTAACCAACTGAGCTACGAGGGTATATTACACTCATAACCTATTGGTAGAGTGCGTTAGCGTTTATTCTTTATGTTCTTTATTGTTTTCATTTTTTTGTTTTGTGTTTTGTATTTCTTGTCTGGTAAACAGGATTCGAACCTGTGGAGGACACTACCTTTGTGCCCTCATCGGATTCCAAGTCCGACCGCTTAAACCATCTCGCGCATTACCAGTAATTTATTGCATAAAAAAACCCAGTTTAGATTTTACTCTGAACTGGGTCTATAATTTGTACTTACGTACTTACTATATTGTTATCAAGTCTGAAAACATGACACACCCAGTCGACCTGAACGGTTTCCCGCTCTTAGGTTGATATTGCGTTTGATATGTCGTTTGTGTTTTCATAACTTTGTTTTTTCTATTTGTTTATAAATATGTTGTTTTTTGTAAAAATTCTTTTTTTGTTTATTTTTAATTACAGTGCAAAGATACTAACTATTTTAATACAAGTCAAGTTTTTTTACAACTTTTTTTAAAATATTTTATAAATTATTGATACACAATGGTTTATTTTTTATTTTTTTTAGCTTCTCTCTTTGAGATTCTGTCTCTAAGTTTAGCAGCCAATTCATAATTTTCTTCTTCAACAGCGATTTCAAGTTGATTTTCTAATGGAACCCTAGTTTTTTTCTTTTTAAATGGTACGTCTGAAATTATAGTTTTAATTACTTGACCATGTTTTGTGTGCCAAATTTGTTTTTGAAAGAACACACCATTTTCTTCATAGCTTTTAATTTCATCTGGTTCACCTAGATTTTTATCTAATTCTTTCATCAACCCTTCTTTATCGAAGTTTTTCATGTTGGATATATTCTTAAATAAATCGCCCATCATATTGGTGTTATCATCTTTATTGTTGTTTGACTTATCATTTAAGAAGTCATTGAACAAGTCATCAAATTTACTCATTTTTAATATTTTTTTTTTGTTTTATTTATAAATACTTTGTTTTTGATAATATAACTAATATTGTTAAATCACCCATTATGAATTCAATAAAACAGTTTTTATTTCACTGACCAATTCTCTATGTTTATCACTATATTGTGTCCACGCTAAATCCATTTGTTTTAAGTCATAGTGTTTTAAAACAGTGCTATAATCATCAACACCTTCAGGTCTTCCGATAATATAAATACTATCAGCTAATTCAACTGCAAGTTTAATATCGTGTGTTGAAAACATAATTGTGTTAGACTCATGTGCCGAACCAATTTTATCAAAAGACTGTTTAACTTTTTCAATGTTACCAACGTCTAATCCAGAGAAAGGTTCATCTAGAATCATAAAGTGTTTGTTGGTAAGCATTTGTTCAATGATTGCGGTACGTTGTCTTTGACCACCAGATAATTCACATGGGTATTTGTCTTTATGTTCTAAAAGACCCCATTCTGTAAGATAATCGTTTATGATAGTATCTTTTTCTGCTTTAGGGTAAGTTGATTTACGCATAGCGTATTGACAAATCTGAGTAACTGTTTTATGTCTGAAAAGCGTGTATTTTTGGTCAACAAAACCAACATCACCTTCATCTAAAGGTTTAGCATCGCTTGAATCGTCAGTATCCATATCAGCCAATAATATTTGACCACTCATTGGTTTTAATAAACCAGTAAGAACTTTAAACAATGTAGACTTACCTCTACCTGAACGTCCCAACACTGCAATAACTTGACCAGTTGAATCAAAGTCTTTTCTTATTACATTTCTTTCTATGATGTTGATGTCTTTAATAATGACTTTCCCATCGTAACCTGCGCTTACGTTATCAACGTATAATAGCGTTTCATTTGTTGTATATGGCATAATTTTTATTTTTTAAACTCTTCTAACATTTCATCTAAACGTTTACTAATTTTTAATTGTTCAGGTGTTTGTTTTATTTTCTCATAAGTAACTATATTACTTTTTTTATTAGAAAATAAATTAAACAAATAATCAATAGTTATAACTATTAAACCACCAATTAACCCACAAATAATAATGATTAAAACATACAGCATAATTTTTAATTTTAAAAGTTAGAATACCTGAATATTAATTTTCTTAATTTTGTTAACAAGAAGTCAAGCACGATACCAACAAGGATAATCACAATTTGAACCGCAATAACACGTCCGTTGTCACCAACCTTATCACCATTCTTAATAAGAACACCAAGACCACCAGCAGCGATAAGGATACTCTCAATACTTACAAGCATCATCCATACAATCGCAAGGTTTTGTCTAACCAATTCAAATACGTAATCAAAACGTCCTTTAATCACCACTTCCCAAAGCATTTCCCATCTGTTACAACCAAGCGTTCTTGCATGGTCAAATTCTTCTTGTGAAATATCTTTAATCATCTGTACAAGCGATGTAATCAAATAAGTCGACATAAACATTACAAGTACCCATACTTGTATAGTTCTTGCACTAGAAATGATAATAGTGATGTAAAATGTAATACCAGCTAGCGGTAAGAATCTAAGCTTTGAAATAAAGTCAGCCCAACCCTTAAAGAATGGTAACGTACTTAAATAAGTTACAAACAAAGAAATAAAAACTGAAATTAAAACAGCTTGAGCACATAACGCTAAAGAACTGAATAAATGAACAATAAGACCATCAGTCCATATAGTTCCAAACCCTTTCAACACTTGTGACGGTGTTGGAAACAAGTGCGTTGTACCCATAGCACAAACACCCCAAATAGCAAACAAAGAAACTAACCATATTGTTAGCATTATTGTTTTTTCAGACCCTTTTATTGTTTGAAAAGGGACAAACATTTTAATTATATTTTTCATTGTGTTATAATTTTATACAAAAATACTATTTATTTTTCAAACTACCAAATAATAATAAAAAAAAATCCCTGATGTTAATCAGGGACTTTTTAATTAAAACACGAACACTATTTTAATAGAGTAATTTCTACACGTCTATTTTTAGCTTTACCTGATACAGTGTTGTTATCACCGATAGGTTGTGTATCACCTTTTCCGTCTACCAATTGGAAACGTTCTTTAGAGATACCTCTACTTGTTAAATATGCAACTACAGAGTTAGCACGTCCTTTTGACAAGTCCATATTAGAATTTGAGTTACCTACGTTATCAGTGTGACCAACAACTTTAAGTTTTGCTTCCTCAGCTTGCACTAACAAGTTATATATCGTTTCTAAGTCTTTTTCAGACCCTTGGATAGCTGAACTACCAGTTGCAAAGTTGATGTTCCATTGACCACTAGCTAAAACTTTAGTTTTGTTTTCAGCATATGATATTTTTTCAGTTTTACCTGCATCACCAATGTTAATTGATTTTAAGAAGTATAAGTTAACCGCGTCATCGTAAGGTATAACACCCTCAGGACAAGTTTCATTGAAACCACATGGGTTCAAGTCAGTCAAATAAGCGGAAACTTGGTCATATACTGCTTTGTATCTGTTGTTACCATCAGAGATACCGTTGTATTGCATTGCATCAGCATAGTTGAATACTCTTGTACCACCAACATCGTAACCTAAACCAGCTTTGGTACCTTTTTGTCCTTTGAACATATTATACCAGTATTCAGCAGTTTCTGCGTTGTATGTTTTAGCTACACACTCAGCCGCTTTACGAGCCCATTCATCGTATTGTTTGATTTGATTAGAAGCAACATAAGTTTGTTTCAATAAATTGATAACTTCTTTATCGTGTTGTACAGCCCACTCTTTAACAATTACAAGCGTAGTAGCCATTTGATTCACAAACTCTTTTGTTGAAACAACATCTGTGAAACCAGTCAACGCATCGAAAGCCATCTTATCACCTGGAGTCCACGTAGTAGCACCATCAATCTTACGGTTAACCGTCTTACCAGTTAATTTACCATCTTTAACCTCTTTTAATGGAACCGTATAACCAGCTGTTTGAGATTTAATCAAGTCTTTTACAGATTCAATAAAGTCATCATTTGGTGATGGTACGAAGTTAATCGCATTAGGGTCGTAAGTTTTTGGGTCTGGATTTACTGGAATTTTGTTAGCGAACGCATAGTTACAAGCTACAACCCAGTCACCGTCACCGATTACAGAAGAAATAACAGCACCTTTCAATGATTGAGGGTTATCTTTCCAAATTTGTGGCCCGATAAGCTTATCTTCACCGTATGATAAACCATATTGTGCAATCGCTTGTACGTGGTATTTACCCTTACCGAATTTTTCATCTAACGATTTTTGTGTAGTTGTAATATAGAATGGAACACCATCACCCATGATAGATACAGCAACAGCTGATTTATCAGATTTAGGATAAGCGGCACCACCATCAAATTCTTCAACGAATTTTACTTGCATATCACGTAAACCACCAACCATGTCTTGACGAACAATTTCTAAGTTTACACCTGCGGCTTCCATAAGCGACCCCTCAGTTGTTCGTGGTCCACCGTTAGCTACAATCATACCAGAGTTACCATTCCATGCATACTCTGCAATTCTAATAAGACCTTTTGAAACAACTTCACTTGATGGAGTACTAGATGGCAACGGCAATTTAGTACCAGCTGTTACATTGTTCAAGGTTTCTGAATTAAGCTCTAAACCACCAAGTGTTTTAGACACTTCTACACGTAGGCCTGGTGACACGAAGTACACGATACCCATTACCAATACTGCTCCAAGAGCAACAATTACACCTTCTGCAAAGGTAGTCAATTTTTGAATTTTAAGGATTCTTCCCATTTTGTTTAAATTTTAATGTTATTGTTTTATGGTACAAATATACAAACATATTTTTAATGTACCAAATCTTTTTTTTCTATTTAACGTTTTTTTAATGTTCGCCAGTTAGAGGAACTACCCATACGGTCTAAGACTCTTCTGACTTGTTACTTACTTATCTAGGCTCACCAATCCTATAGTATCTTTGTCCACCACTTCACTTTTGGATGTATGGTCAACAAAAGGTACTCGAACAGTTCTTTTTTATCTTTGATTAGAACAACTCACCAAACCCACCTGATTTTTGTCTGTCAGTTGATGACAAAACGTACTCAGGGTTGTTGTATTGTTTTGAACTTGGAATAATATCTTCACCAACTTTGATTTTGTCAGCAACAGCATTCAAGTTTGCAAACAACTCGTCAGAGTCTAACGTATAGTTAGTTGTAAGAGTTTCGATGTCTTTCAAGTTACCAGCTGTAATCGCGATATCAGCGGCAATCGTTGATGTTACAACGTCAAGAGCATAATCGAATTCCCATCCTTTGGTGAAGCCCATTGCATTTTTAGCGGCAGTTGTAGCAGCGTTAGATTTTTGACCAAATTCATAGTCTTTCTTAAGCATTTCTACAGTAGCATCAAAGTCAGAGATTTTAATCTCCATAGCAGTCTCAACCATTGTAAGCTTTTGACCCATTTTCTTCATGATGTTGGCACGTGTACCGTACTTTTGAACGAAGTCTTTAGCTTGCGTTAATTTATTTGAAACACGCAATGCTTCAGCGTTTACTTTTTGAAATTCAGACGCCAAGTTTACATATTCATCTTCACCTCTAGCTTCTACACCACCTTTTTGAACCATTTCGTCCATTCTGGTTTTGATTTTTTGTGCTTTAGCTTGAAGTCTAAGAATTGACTTTTGCCCTTCCTCAGCTTCTGTTTGCGCTCTGCTTGATTCTAATTCCATGTCGTTTTTCAACTGAGCAATGTTTCCTTTAGCAACTCTAAAAGTTGTTTGGTTGGCAATCATCTTTTGACGCTCAATCTCCAATTGTGCAAAAGGGTCATATCGAATAATCGATTTGTGTAGAGCTCTTGTTAGTGCTCTAATACCTTTTACAATGACTGGGAACATAACGAACAATGTAACTGCCAGCACACCAACAGTGGCATACCCTAAAAATGCACCAATTTTTTCAAGCATTGGTGGTAATACAATCGATAAGGCTTTGTAACCACCGTAAACTATCGCACCTATAGCACCTAATTTTAAGAACCAGAAAAGATTTTTCTCACCTTTACGGAATGTGTCTACCTTAGTAGCAATTTGGTTTTGGTCAAAGTGCTTAAGGATTGGTAACTCCATTAAATTTGCGTTTAATGTAGTTGGTTGTTTAAATTGTGTTTGTGAACTCATCTTATTTAATGTTTGTGTTAATTCCTGATTTTACAATTTCAATAGCCTCAACAATTTTACTCTTGGCAATTGTGTTGGCATTTAATTTACTATCAACTTCATCCAATTGTGGTTGGTATTTACCATTGATAGCTTGAAGTTTATTTTGTCTATCAACAATTTGAATTTGCAACGCTTCCAATTGTTGTTGGAACATAGTTAACTCATTTGCTAATGTTTGATTTTCAGACTCTTTTTGTCTCAATAAACTTTCTTTTTTACCTTGACCTTTAGCAACGTTTTCATCGTATACTTTGGTAATTTCAGCGATATAGTAATCAGCTTGTGAGGTAAGTTTCTCTTTGTTAATAGTTTTATCCATTGCTGTTCCCATAGCATAAGCCATAGCATATACTTGAGGGTTTGCGATACCACCTTGTGATACTGATTGGAAAAACTCGTAGAAATCAAAACCATTTTGGTTTAAAGAATCAAAACCCTTTTCATATAACTCAATAGCTTTCTCTAAGTGTTCGTGAGAAACATTTGCTTGAGAAACAAAGGTTGTAGGTGTTGGTGTCGTTTCAGAATTTGGAAACGAAAAAACAGGTGTTGCAACAGTTGTTGCTTGACCAGAATCAGGAAACTTACTTGTTGTTTGTTGTTTCACTGGTGCTGGTGTACTAGTACCCTCACTAGGATTTTCATCTTTAGCGAAGATTAAATTTTTAAAAAAACTCATTTTGTTATTGTTTATGTTTTACAATGCAAATATACGAAGTATTTTTGTAACTACAAAATTTTTGTGTTAAATAATAGTTAAAAATTTTTTTTATACAAGGAGCAGGACTCGAACCTGCAACCTCTCGGCAGCGAACCACCGAGCGCTCTACCAACTGAGCTATCCTCATATGTAGGTAACAAGATTAATTTTTTCATACGTGCTCTATCCAACTGAGCTACTTGCTTTTCCTAGGAAAAACTAGACAGGATTCGAACCTGCGACCACGGCTTTAAGAGAGCTTTGATTTAAATTGCTGAAATAATCTTTCTTTACCTATTTTTTAAGCTTTCGCTTTTAAGTTACTAATCTCTTTGTTGATGCGCTTTCTGTCGCCATCAGTCAAAGCGATTTTAACATCGCGAGTTCCTTTTTGGGTTTTTACACCACTTTTTAGCTGTGCTTCAAGCATTGCTAACGCTCTAGATTGTCTAGATTTCTGTGCTAATGTAGCCATAGTTAATAATTTAGTCGGGGAGAAGGGAGTCGAACCCCTCGGCAACTAGTATACGTTCTGCAAGGAACTGCCGCCCTTATGCTATCCCCGTGTTTTGGTACTATCGTTCCCATGATAGTACCATTGCAGTGTTTTCTTTGGGAGAGGGTCCGAACTGCAAACCCAGAAGTTCTAGCACTTCCTCAGCTGTTAGCGTCATTTCCCTTTAAAACCTTCCATGGTGTCTTAAAGTTCTTTACGTAAGGCTAACCGTCTTACTGTAGTGGTACCGACTGGATTCGAACCAGTGACACATGGATTTTCAGTCCATTGCTCTACCAACTGAGCTACGGTACCATTCTTGGGGTCTTACAACCCCAATACTTACGTCTTTGTGTTTGATACCACCGCCAGTACAAAGTTTCATTTATCTTTCGATAAAGAGGAGGGACTTTCCTAATAGCTACTACTCTCAAACACCCTCTCGATTTATATTACAAAGGTACTAACTAATATGGAAACTTGCAAGTGTTTTTGTAACTTTTTTTTTTATTTTTTTCTACCTATCAAATGATAGTAATTTGAATCAGATTTTGGAGACGGATATAATGAATCCTTAGCGGTCACACCGTAAATGTCTTCAAAACAACTCACGAATTTATCACCGTTACCTCTACCAAATTCAATCTCTGCGAATGAAACATAATCATCATAATCAATAATGTCCAAACCTTCAACGTCTTTAACGTTCAAACCTTCATCAGCAATAACGAAAAGGTATTCGAACCCTTTACCATTACCAAATTTACTAATTTGTTCATATAACCCTTTACCGATAATAACACCCTCATCTTCTAAATCTGGAACAACAACTAGCTGCTCACACTCCATCATTGGTGCGTGACTAAATTGTCCACCAGTATATTCTACGATTTGTATAGGGAATTTAGAAAGGGCTTGGCGAACTCTAGAAACCACATCTGGGTTTGCTCTGTTAGACTTCGCCAAGTAAACCTTTGGAAGGCTCATTATTTCTTAGCCTTTGGAGTTTCTGCGAACCACTCGTCATAGATTGCTTGAGCCTCAGCCAATTCAATCTCTTTTAAAGCGATATCCATTCTTGTTTGGTGTAACTCTCTAACCCATTTAGCTGGATTGAAGTCAGCAGAACCTGGACGAAGAGAGTAAGTGTTCTCTGGAGCCAAGTCAGTCAAGTCATTCAACTTGCTGTTCAATTGTAACTTTTCTTTTCTTAGGTTAGCAATGAAAGATTCAACTTCCAACACAGCTGAGTCAGCTAAATTTTTTGCTCTGTTTCCTAATGTTGCTGAACTATCAGCTGATAACATGTTTGCGAATTTACTCATCTTGTTTTTATTTTAAGTTTTATATTAATTATGATGCAAATATACGAGTAAATTTTTAATCTTGCAAATTTAATTGATTAAATTTTTCATTTTTTTTATTTCTTCAAATAATTTGTAGTTTTTAAAATAAGATGGGATGTCATTAATAAACATATAACCATTAAAAGTACTATTATCTTTCTTATGAATAACAGAGGTATAAATCGACCCATTGGTTTTAATTTTACTTCTATCAAATACAATACGAACTAAATCATTTTCTATTTCATTAGTATTTTCATCATGACCTAACCCTTTAAGTGTTTTTTCAAAAGCTGTAAGAATATCATATTTTGTTTTTTTTATTTCTTCACGTTCTTCGTCATTATATTCATCGTCATTATCATAAATTTTTTCATCTATAATCTCATATATTTTTTCCTTTATGTAGTTACTCATAGCTTCATTATCAATATCTAAACCACCATTTCTAACTTCTTCGTCTATCTCTTCTTGAGTTGTAGGTAAATCGGCTTGTTCTAATAAGTCTTCTAATAATGATTCAAAAGCGCTTTCAAATTGTGTTTTATCTTTTGTTAATATGTCAGAATCTGAAATTAAAGCACCAATAAAATTAGATATATTTATAGTAACCTCAGTAAAATTTCTTCTACTAGAACCATAATAACCACCGCTATTACTATTCTCGTAAGTTATTATCTTTGTAAATTTATTATGTAACTCTCTAAATATTCGATTTTCACTAACAGATTGAGCTTCAGTATAAACTTCATCAATGTGTTCTTTTATTTCTTCACTCGCATTAAATTTTTCTAATAACGCTTCTACTATTTTTGGTGTTGGGTTTATACCATTTTTTCTTAAATCATTAACTAAATTTTGGTCTTTAAGTACTGATTCTATTTGGTTTTCGTATTCTTCTTTAAGTCCTTCAGACCAACCATCAAAATAACTGTCGTACCATGAACTCCAACTATCTTGTGATAAGCTGGATAAAACACCTTCTAAATCATAACCAAATTTTATTTCGGAAGAAAGTTCAAACATAATTTCATTTGAATATTCACCATATTCAACAGATACACTATCTGGAAGCATTTCGTTTAACAGTTCTATTACATCTGTTTCTTCATTATATTTGCTTCTATATCTAATTCCACTATTTTTTCTTAAACCATCAATTATCGGTTTAATATCAGAATAATTACCAACCAATTTACCAGAAGCAAGTTTCTCTAGCATTTCTAATTTATCAACACCGTTATTTGCAATAAAACTACCAATTTCTTTTTTATTTAAAGTGTTTAAGTATTCTGATATTTTTTCCTCTGGAAGTACTATCAATTCAGTATACATCATACGATAACTAGTTCTATTCCAATTATCAGCTTTTAAATAAACATCTAACTTTCTATCACTAATTTGTACATAACGCTTAAGTAATTTAGGGTTGTTTTTAATACTATCAAATTGTTCATCGTCTAATCCAATACCAAATGAAACATATAGATTCTTTAAATCGTCTGGTAACATCAAAAATTGATTAGTTGTAATTGGTTTAGCGATTGTTGGGTATATATCCAAATAAGCTTTCTTATCTTCGTAACTAAGTTTCCTAAATTCATTATCATTTATACCCTTTTTAAACCTTTCATGTTGCGCCCTTTCTTGTGGTGTAAAAGGTTTAGGAATCAATACATTTTTTATAGCAGCTAATTTTGGGTTTATTTCTAGAATTTGATTCCAACTTAATTGATTATCCCCGTCATTGTTAGCTGAAGTAACTATGTATTGTGGGGTGTTGTCATCTTCAGGGTTAAGGTTTTTAGGTACTTGAATAACAAAGAAATGATATCTATTTTTAAAACCACCACTAACAGTACCAGTTTTAGCAATATCTGCCAATTCTTTTTCAGTAGCTTTTACATCCTTAACAAAATAAAAAGCTGGTTCATATGGTTTAAATCTGTATGTATAGAACATGTTTGAAGAATCTGACCTAGCAACACACCAACTATATGGCATACTACCCTTATATTTAATACAAGCTCTTGGATTGTCAGCATAAAATACTTCAACACCATCTTTGTTATAAACAGCTTCACCAGTAACTTCAATATCATTTTGTTTTGACATAGTGGTTTTAACTGGTCTTTGACCTGACACATAATCAACTAGGGTTTCAAGAGAATTAAACGTTGGGTACGCATCAATATCAAATCGTTTTTCAACTGGAACGTTGATGTTTAAGTCAGGGTTAAGCGCCTCACGATACTTACCATCTCTAATATATTTAAATTTTTCAATATACGACCTAACAATTTCTGGTTCATAACCTTGAGAGATGAATTTCTGTGTTTGAGTTTTAAAATCCTCATTTAACAAATCCTTGAATATATGTGATAATTTCATAGCTTTTTTAATATAAATATCTGAAAAAAAGCAAAAATTTAGTGGAGCCAATGGGAGTCGAACCCACATCCTCTACCTTGCAAAGGTAACGCTCAGCCAGTTGAGCTATGACCCCGATTGTAACTTTTGTAATACCCCCAAAATTACCAGAGGTTGCCAGATAGAATTTAAAATACCTGTTTTTACCCATGTTTTCAACCTTTATCTGGTAAATAAAATTACCAGAGGTTGCCGAGTGGAGTCACCGAGATTCGAACTCGGTTCTGCTGGGTGCAAGCCAACTATTTTCGCCCAGTAAACTATGACCCCAATTTTCTAATTCTACGCTAACAATATGTAGTTCTATGAATTAGTAACAGTCTCATCTGTGCGGTCTATGACGGTAACGCTCCGTCTACTCAACAGTGACAGTGTTGGATGATAACTTTTTCACCAATAGACCAATTTTGTAGCCCCACGGAGAATCGAACTCCGATTTACTGGTCGAAAACCAGTCGTCCTAACCGTTAGACGATAGGGCCAAATTTGGAAGGTACTGCCTTAGAGTGACACCTTCCAGGAGCGTTCTTGACAAGAACACACAAGACCATCGAATCTTACGATTTCCATTGGATTAATGCTTTCAGTTGTTCTCGTACAACTGATACCCTTCGATACTGGTAAGTAAAACGCTCTAGTGGACCCCCTCGGACTCGAACCGAAACCTCTAGTTCTTCAGACTAGCGTGACACACCATTTACACCAGAGGTCCAATTATTTATTGCATAAAAAAAGTCTGACTTATTAGGTCAGACTTATCATTTTTATTATTAACTTAAACGTTAACTTATGACAGTGTTTGACCTTCCGTAAGAGTAATCCTCCTCGGCTGCAAAAAATGCGAAATCAAATATGTTAGTTAAAGTTTTCATTGTGTTTTCTTTTTGTTTGTTTATAAATATGTTGTTTTTTGTAAAAATTCTTTTTTTGTTTATTTTTAATTACAGTGCAAATATACGAACTGTTTTAATACAAGTCAAGTTTTTTTGCAACTTTTTTTAATTTATTTTTTAATTTGTTGATTATCAACGTTTTTCTCTATGGTTACAGCGTTTTCATCAAAAATAATATAGTCATTTGGACCCATACCATGGTTTGTTTTTAAACCATCTATACCATTGTTAAGTAAAAACAAAGATGCTTTTTTATCACTACCTAATACGTTAGCTAATTTGTCGTATATTAAAGAACCATAATCATCAAAGTTAAAACCATAATCATTGAAACTTAATTTAGATAACGAAGTAATTTCATCAAAAAGATTTTTTAACCTTTTATTATTTTCAGTATAATTCGTTATGTAAAACCAAGAATCTTTATTTTCAACATCCATCATTTCACTTAAACTAACATACTCTAAATTTGGGTCTATTTTTTTAAGTTCAGTCCACAGAATCTTTTTTAGTTCTTTAAGTTTTTTATATTTATCATAATATAAATTAAAACTATTTATATCAAAATATTCATTTTTATATTTATATAAAGAAGATATAATTTTAATAAACAACTCTTTTTCTAATGGTTTCCTTAAATCGATTAAAGTGTATTGCCCTAAATCTTTACCTTTAAAAAGTGTAACTTTATATACAGAATCACCATATTCTTCAGGTGGTACAGAGTCTGAAAAATATAAACCCCAACCAAACCATTTTCTACCACTACCACTCCCTATTTTTGATGTGGCGAATTTATTAAAAATATTTGGGCTTCTGTGATACGCAGTTAATTCTTCTCTCAACAATTGTTTTATTAGTGCTTTCATACTAATAAATATGTCGATATTTCAAATTGTACCGCTGACTGGACTCGAACCAGCACACCCTTTCGGGCACCAGATTCTTAGTCTGGCGTGTCTACCATTCCACCACAGCGGCAGATACAAGATAGTTTTGTGGGATTGAACCACTTCGTTTTATTTTTGAGATAAAAGTTTTAACCGTTTAATTTGCTGAAACTATCTTTTAGTACGGATAGTCGGACTCGAACCGACACTCATATTTCAGAACACGGTTCTAAGCCGTGCGGGTCTACCATTCCCCCATATCCGCATATTGTGTAGCCTTGGTGGGAGTCGAACCCACACGCCCCCTTCGGGACCCTAGATTTTAAGTCTAGTGCGTACTGCCAGTTTCGCCACAAGGCCATTTATTTTGGTAGGACTAGCTGGATTCGAACCAGCGTTATACTTCTCGTCTCCATCTTGTAAGGATGGGATGTTTAACCAACTACACCATAGTCCCATTTAAGTAGGTTTTACCCTACTTTTATAAAATCTTCATTATCGATAGCTTTTTCAATCCATCTAATCAACTCAGAACCCTTTATTTCAGCATCAAAAGTAGTTGTACCTAAATCTTCTGCTAATACTAGTGTTGGTATCTTTTCAACTTGTCTAGTATCCATTACATATGATTTCTGTACTGTTTTTATTGGGAACTGATAAGTTCCGTCCATCACGTCTACCTTATAATACAGGTTTCCGTTTACATAGTGGCTAAATTTAGCCAGATTCTTTGACTTATACAAGTCCTTTTTAATTTCATTCTTTTCCATATTTTTAGTATTTCTATAAACGTTAACTTGAGCACCATTTTTGGTTCTAAATGAACCAACTAAGTAATCTTTACCTTCCATTTTTTTTTTTCAGTTTATCATTGAGCCGTGAGAGGGATTCGAACCCACGAAGCTTTCGCAGCGGATTTGCAGTCCGCCCCCTTTGACCACTCAGGAACCACGGCATTATTATTCAATAAAAAAACCCATCTGGTTAGGATGGGCTTTTTGTGAGAGATACTTATCTTATTCAGATGAGTTTAACATACGCAAAGCCCTGCTGTGTTTACCACTAGCAAGCATAAGCTTAAAAGGACTAATATGTTAAAAGTATTTCTCATTTTGTTTTGTTTCTTTTTTCGTTAAAATTTAATACGATGCAAATATACGAACTGTTTTAATACAAGTCAAGTTTTTTTGCAACTTTTTTATAATAAATATATGATTTTTTAAAAAAACCATTAAAATGGTTATTTTTTACTCCAATCGCTTTTGCTTTGTTTTGCAGCATCTTTAGAAACACCACATTTTGTTGATTTAAAATTAGGACCTTGTAAACCATCTAAAGGCACATCAGCTTGTTTATTTTGTTTTCTAATATAATTAAGATATTTTTTCATATTAATCTTAACTTTGGTACCATCTTCCATTTCTCTATATACAAAATTAGGGAATTCAGGTGATGAACCATCTAAATATTTTAATTCTTGATTATTGGCTATGTTACAACCAGTGTTAAATTCTTCTTCTTCAATATCTTCAACAAATCCCATTCCATAAGCATTATTTACAGAAATATCAAAATTCTTTTTACGTTGAGCTTCTCTTTTAGCCTTAGCAGCAGCTCTTTGTTCTGGTGTACCGAACATTGGTTTTTGTTGTGTTGTTTGAGTTGTTGGTGTTTGTGTAGTTGGTTCTGTCGTTTGTCCTTGCGCACCTAACGTACCCAACGTCATAGCAGCACCAGCGGCTAATCCTTTCCAATTTATTTCTTGTAAATCTTCTTCTTGTTCTAAAGATTCTCTAAGTCTATTTTTTATAAAGTCTTTCATATTTTTTTTATTTATAAATATTTACAAAATACAAAAACTCTAATATATTTGTGATTATGGGACATGTATATTTATTACTACAAACAGACATTGATGGAAATGAATCCTACAAGATAGGTGTCACAAAAAGAGATATAAAAATTAGATTATCGGAATTACAAACTGGTAACCCTAATAAGATTGTATTATTAAAGCAATATGAAAGTAAAAATTACTTAAAAGTAGAGCAATGGCTTCATAGAAAATACCAGACTAGGACTGAGGCTAAAAATGAATGGAGAACACTTACCGATGAGCAAATATTCTCCTTCATAAATGACTGTCAAACAGCCGATGATAATATACAATTTTTATTAGAAAATAACAGTTTATTTAAATAAATTATTAAATTCATCTATAAATCTAGACTTAGCTGTTGCATGGTCCCAACATTCAAATTCCTCAGATTCATTTACCACTAAATTTTCCCATTCATATACTAACATATCTCTATCTATAGTGTGAACTTTTTCGTTTAATGGGTATTCAAAATCAAAATGATTTGCAATAAACATCATTAAATTACCCTCATATTTTTTATAATCTGGTAACATTGATTTTATTGGTGTTGGTATATCTAACATATACGCTTCACTAGCATCATGGAGCAAAGCTGCTTTTTTGTCTTCAAACCCTTCAGCCATTTCGCAACATCTTACACAATGTTGCGCCACTGAATAGTGTTTGTTTAAATGACCGCCAAATCTGGGCAAAGAAGCTAACGCATGTGCGATGTCTTCAATATTAATCATTTCAGATTTTGGTTCAAAAACATTTATATATAAACCACTGTTGGTTCTTATACAATTTTTAGGTGCGTCAAATATATCCATCTTAAAGTCTTTTTTCAAGTGTTGTTGCCGATATTGGCAAATCATAAAATTCTCTTCTGATAGTAACTAAAAGAGCATTTACCAAACCCTTAGGGACTCTGTCAGGTAGAGTGGAATTATCAAAAACTTCATCCATATTTTTAATCGCATTATCCGCTTCTTCGATTAATTTATCTAAGTCTAGTTCACCTCTACGAATTGATAATAGATATTCTCTATCTTCTCTTCTTACTTGAATCCCTTTACCTTGACCAATTTCTGTTGCCATTCTGATAAGACGCATACAGTGCATCATATTCTTACCGTCAATACGTTGACCGTGTTCTTGTGTTTCCACATATCTAGCTTCGTTACGGTTTTCAAGCCATTCTTGGTACTCTTTGTAATCCTTACAGTGTTCTGAATAACCATCTTTGTTATATACTATCGTACAAATTGGTTTTTCATCCTTAGGTATACTTGATAAACGTAATTGATTTGAAACTCCATAATTAATTTTACCGTCTTCACCTTCATGACCAGTGTTAATCAAGCCTTTATAACCCATACCCATTGGTTTGCCAGCAACTTTTAAAATTGTTTTATGTTTTTCTCGTCTATCTTCAGAATGTTTTGAACCATGACACATTTCAGCAATACTGTCATAAAATAACGCGTAAACATCTCTAGCGTTAGGAACATTAACAGCGCCTATGAATTTCTCATCATAATTACCATCATTCCAAACTTTCCATGGGATAGATTTATCACCTTGAATAACATAACAGAAATCTAACAAGTCTTTTCTAGTTACTTTGTCTTTTTCCCAGTTTTGTTTCTTGTTAAGACCTTTAGCTTTAACAATTTGTTGTCTAGCGTATCCACCAAAGCTATTTTTACATAGTTTTGTTATGAAATCCTCCTTATGTGCAAGGATTAGGTCAAACAAAGGGTGTTTGCTGATTATACAGTCTTCTGGGCTGTTTAGAAGTTCTAGAACCGTTGGGTTGTTTGTTTCCATTAATTCTAGGAAACGTCTAAGCTCCCAACCTGTGTAGTCTTTATTTACATTTATTTGTTCAACATATCCTGTACCAAATATATAATCTTCTGGTAAAATGTATACGAATTTTTTGTCTACATCACTAGTAGGTGTTTGGGTACCATATGCTTGAGAACCAATTATGGTTTCAAAAAGTATTAACCCATTTTCTACTAGAAATTCGTGTGTTAGTTGTTTACTCATTTTATTCTATTTTTATTATTTCTTTTTCACACCATTCATCTAAGGTGTATACGTTATATTCTATTTGGTACTCTAATTCATCTAAATTATAAAATTCAAAATTAAATAATGATAGGTAGTTATTTTTTATTTGCCTAACTTCTTTTATTTTATCTAAAACGTAAACTTGTAATTTAATTTTACTATCACATTCTATTATAAAAATTTCAGTACCACTAGCTTCGTAGGGTACACACCAATTATATTTAAAAATCAATTTCATCGCATTAAATAATTTTATGCAAAGATACTACTTTTTTTTTAAATAAAGATTTTTTTTAAACTTTTTTTCAATATTTATATTTAAGCGAAAGCAAATGTTTCATCAAAAAAATAACAAAAGAATAAAATTAAAAAAAATGAAAAAATTCTTTACACAAATTTTCCAAGATGAGACAGGAAATTTCTCATCAAAAAGGTTTGTTGGAATCATCGCTGGATTAACTTTATGTGCAACAATGTTCGTAAATAGTTATTCACATGGTGATATCAAACCTTCTGACACATTAGTTAATGCTGTCGCAATGTTATCATTCGGATGTCTAGGTTTAGCATCGGTTGACAAAGTTTTTGGTAAATCTAACAAAGACAACTCAAACGAAGCTTAAAACGGAAAAATGAAAAACATTAAAAAATTAGTTAGTGTTGCGTTACTATTATTTAGTTTCATAACACCAACTTTCGCACAAGAACCTGTTGCACCGTCTAACGGTGTTTGGGTTTTAATTGACACGAACTATACCGTTGGTACTAGTGTACAAGGTGTTACTAACACTAAATTAACCTATGCTAATACAACTACTTCGTTAGTTACAGGTCTTCAATTTAGAGTGTTTTATGATAAAACAGCATTTTCATCAGCAGCTGTATCTTTAATTGGTTCTACAACCAATTTAGATTTACAATTTGTTGATAACAATGCTAATGGTTACGTAACTATAACTGTAGTATACACAGGTAGTGATAGTACATACACATTACCAATCGGTAATTTGTTTAATATTGCTTTTACCCATGTTGCTGCTGGAACTTTTGATTCTTTGCCGTCTATTGGAAACTTAACATGGACTGGTGTTCAAACTTTTCCTCAAATGGGTGCTGACCAAGCTGGTAATGACTTAGTGTTATCACTTCACAATTATGGTGGTAACTTCTTAAGACAAACTTTTACTTACACAGCAAATTTTGTGAACGTAAACGATACTCCAGCTAAAAATTTACCATTCTCATTAGAGAAAAAACTTAAAACTGGCGGTCCATGGACTTTAGTTAACAATTATCTTACTGATTTAAACGGTTCTTATGCTATTAATGAGCAAATTGACGCTACGTTTTATGATATAAGATTAGTTGTAAACGGTGGTACTATGGATGTTGGTAACGTTATTTCAGTTGCGGATGCACAGCAAATTAATCAATGGGTGTTAGGTACTGGACAACCAAGTGATTTTGATTTTTACGCTGCTGACGTAAATGGTAACAATAACATTACAATATCTGATGCTTATGGTGTTTTTGGTAAAATCTCTGGTAGATTTAGCGTATGGCCAAATGGTGTAAACAATATTAAATTCTTTACATCTAGTGAATACACTACTGTTATGGGTTCACCTAACACAAACATGACTTCAAGTATTGCTGGTGTTACTGACTTTACATATGAAATACCTTTTGGTGAAACTAGTATAACATATTATGTTATGGTTACTGGTGACGCAAATAGAACTGGTTATCATATGGCTCGTTTAACACCTATTGAAATTAATAACCCAGCTAATGCTTCTAGTTATGTTATTGATGAAAAAGTTGAGTATGATAGACCTTTACCAACAGTTGAAATTAATTTACCTAGTTTAACTGTGAGTGAAGGTAATATGGTTGAAATACCTGTTAAAACACTTACTGGTAATAATAAATTAGGTTCTCTACAATTAGCTTTATATTATGATTCTAATTTATTAGAATTTAATGAAGTAAGAAACTCACAAAAAGCAATGTCATGGTTAAGTTTTGTTAACCCTCATGATGATGTTATTGAGTGGGGTGGTTATGATGCTAGTAATAATAACTTTGTTGAAGACGGGGAAACTCTTTTCACATTATATTTTACAGCTAAATCACCACAAAGCGAATGGAACTCTAGTCCATTATACACATCTAGAAAATTTGTAGGAAACGAAACTTCTTCAGATATGAATATTGTACCTACCAATGGTGTTGTTGAAATCAATAAAATTGGTAATCAAACATTTGTCACTGGTGATATGATTGTTTATCCTAACCCAACAAATGGTGATGTATTTGTAAATTTTAAAGTAGATAAAAGCGGTGAAACTGAACTATGTTTGTTTGATGTAGCAGGAAGAAAAGTATTTACTATAATAAACAAATATATGGCTAAGGGTCAATATGTTTATTCTACTAACTTATCTTCTTTAGCTAGTGGGTTATATATTGCTAAATTAAATACTATAAGTAAAATTGAAACTGATAAAATTGCTAAATATTAAAAAAAAATGGAAGAAAACAAAACAGAAGAAGGATGGTCAGGTCTTAAAAAAACTATCCTAGGAACATTAACCACTGTAATTGGTGGTGCAGGTATTTGGGTGTCTACTCATTTATTTGGTGGTGAAGGTGAAGATAAAGAAGAAACAAAAACAGAACAAGCAGCTCCAGCAGCTGCTCCTGTTGTTATCAATTTATCTAACAACAATACCAACCAACAAAAACAACAAAGCAATAATACTAATAACCAAAAAACTTCAGTTGCTGCGCCAGTAGCAGCTCCAGCACCCGCTCCTAAAAAAACAGAAGAGGACCCATGGTAATATGAAAAAATTGCTTTTAACCTTATTATTATCATCTTTCGGTCTTTACGGTCAAATTGGCACTGTAAAGACCGAGGATTATAAGGCTGATTTTGAAAAGAAACAATCACTTGATGTAGTTAGTGGCTATGAAGGTGAGGCTATTCCAGTTCAAGTACTTAAAATAGGTATCAACGAGGAATTATATGAAATGTACCCAGAGTTAAAAGACAAACGTGTTGGACTTGGGGTTGCAAATATTGTTTTAGAGTTCTTAGAAACAACAGACAGATTCAAATTTACTGAAGATAAAAATGAAATAAAACAAAAAATGATAGCTCAAGATAAAGCTTCAGATAAGGGTATTTCATCAAATAAAATAGAAGTGAAGGGTAATGTCATTTTAGCAAAATTCTTTGTTTATATTGAAGTATATGACTTCAGTGTATCAGAAGATGAAGAGGTTAAACTAACAGATGGTTCTAAAACAACACAAACAACTAGATTAGGATTACAAGTTAGATTTGTAGATGCTGAAACTGGTGAAATTTATACTGGTAGTGGATTAGGTGAAGCTTCAACTGTAAAAACATCTTCGTTATTAGATGGTGTAGATGAAATTAAATTTAATCAATCAACAATCGGTATATCAACAAAAAAAGCCTTAGAAACAGCTGCGTCTAGGGTAATTTCAAAATTAATAAAAAATGGAATATTTAAAAATTAAAAAATGAACAAATTAAAACAAATGATAACAGGTAAAGAAATACCAAAAAAAATAGATGAAAAAAATAGATTCTATTATATGCTTGTTGAAATGCAAAATAATCGTTGGAAAATTACAGCGATTGTGTTAGGCTTATTTACAATGATTATATTAGGGATTAACGCTGGTGTTTTTTTTGGCGCTACTATTAATGAAGATTGGAAAGAAATGTTACTTATCTTATTAGGTGCTTTTGTTGGTAACTTAAACAAAGTTGTTGACTATTGGTTTAACTCAGAAGATAGAGATAAAATGCTTATCCAAAAAGTTGATGAAGAAGACGGAATTTCTATGTCAAGTACAACTGAAAATTAATTAAAATGAATGTTAATAAATTTATATATACAATTTTATTATTATTCACATCGGTTTTAGGTGTGGCGCAAGGGTTTATGTATTCTTATACCGACCCTTGCACCTCTAAAACTAAACAAATCTATATTGATACATCTTCTGGTTCGGTACCAGTAACTTATAACGGCCAAGTACGTTCATTTACTGATGCTGAATTACAATCGGGTGTTTTTCAAGATTGGATTAATACTGTAAATTCTCAAAACCCAGCAGGTCCATGTAGTGGTGTTGGTTTAACCTTAGATACCACTATGAATGTTTTAATTGCGCAAAACAATATAGCTGTGGTGACCAGTGTTTTGTCTATTTTAAGTGACATGGAAGCCATAAGTGGTGGTTCAACAATTTCAGGGATTGTTGAAGCTGACGAGAAGGTTTCAGCAAATAACAATGAAGAAAAAAAAGATAATAAAAATGGGACCAATTCTATCGGAAATACAGGAAATAGTAACGGAGATAAAAAAACACCAGTTACCAACGGAAATAATACCTCTAATAATGGAACTGGAACAAATAGTGGAAATGAAGGAACTACTAATCCAACTCAGACTAGCACAACTACAACAGGAACACAAGAAAGTCAAACACCCATAAGTAATATTACAGGAGGTGTTAATTCTGTAAGGTTAGACAATACTGAAAAATCAGAAACTTCAGAAAAAAATAAAGAACAAGCTAATAACGCGTTAGTATCTTCTTCTCAATCTTCATCTACGACAAAAAGTAAAGTAGCTGGAGCGAAAAAAGGTAATCTAATGATGAATGGTGATGTCGTTGTTATAGGTAGTGCTGATGGGGCTGACCCTAGTCAACTTAAAATAAACGCTAGTATTGTTTCATCAAACACTAAAAACACATTTGCTAAAGGTGTGTTAGTTAATTTTACGAGTTATATTAATAATTCAAACATAACTTTGTTTGTTTCATATAGACATAAGAAATTTACCAGTATACTGGCTAATTCAACTATGTTGAATTTTGATAAAGACTTTTTCAACACTATTTCTTTTATGGAATCATATAAGTATCGTAAAGTAACATCAACAATTGGTGTTAATTTAACAACTGGGAATTTAGGTGAATCTAGATTTAAAAGTATTTCAATGTTAGGTGGTGTTTATAGTGATTTTAAATTAAATAAAAAAATAAAATTAACAACTATGTTTGTTGCTGTTTATTCACCATATGTTTACTATTATCAAGGTATGTGGTATAATTCAGGATTGTTAGCAATACCTTTTGTATCAGCTGATTATAAAATAACAAAAAAATTCAAGTTAAATATAAGTATAAGCGGTGTTCAACAAATAAATGATAACCCGTTATCTTACCAAATTTTAACAGGAGCAAAAGCAATATTATAATACATATGAAAAAAATTTTAATTATATTAACAATATTTATTTCTTTAAGAGGATATTCTCAAGAATGTTATTCAGTTAAAGATGTTAAAAACGAAGGTGAAATTGAAGGAGTGAACCCTAATAGATTTTTGCTAGGTGTAAAACAAATTACCGAAGAAATTCTTTCTAATAGTTATTCTATTTGTCAAGATGGGAAACCTGTTAGTGTTTTAATTGAAAGTATTGAAGCACCAACCAATAGTGTGTCTTTAGGTCCTTTTGAGAAAAAAAGAAAAAAAACAACAGTTAAATTAATAGTAAAAATAGATGGTGATGAATATGAAGGTGAAGGTGATACAAATACTGATGTTAGTTCAACATTTATTGAATTACAAGATGAAACCCTACCTTTCGAAAAATCAGCTTTTTCTGGTGCGTTAAAAAAAGCCTTACAAGACGCTATTTCTAAAATATGATGAAAAAGTTAGTGGTATTCATATTATTATTGACTAACCAATTATTTGGTCAATTTAATTATTCTGGTTATATCTACAACTCAAATAGTGTAGGTATTCCTAATATACCTATAAAACTTTTTAAAAGAACAACGTCAAATTTAGCTGGATTTACTTCACAAACAAATTATAACGGTCATTCATATTATCGTTCAACAACCACCGCTAATTGGACTACAGCCCAAGCTAACTGTGTAGCTATGAATGGTCATTTAGTGACAATTTCTAACGCTGCTGAAAATACCTTTGTTTTTAACACATGGCCTAGTGGATGGATAGGATATTATCAAGACAAAACAGGTAATTTTTATGGGGAACCAAATGCTGGGTGGAGATGGACAGAAAATTATGTCACCACAAACCAACAAGCTGATTATGATGTAGCGTTCTACACATCAGGAAATATACTAACAGATATTAAATCTAGTATTAACACTACATTAACAAACAACCCTACATATACTAATAGTGGTGGTAAATACTTAACATTCAACGGTATTAACCAATATGGTATTACGGGTAATTTAGCCTCAAAATTTACATCAACTAAAGTTTCATTATTAGCGTGGATTTATCCAACTGGAAATGGTGTTGTTGTAACTGAATTAGGTGCTGGTAGCCCATCATCTGGTTGGCACGACGCACAAATAGAAATAACTGGTGGTAACACACTTAGATGTGGGCTTTGGAACAGTGGAATGGTACAAGTTTCTACTAGTATAACATTAAACGCTTGGCATTTAGTTGGTTTTACTTACGATGGAACAACACTTACTGGTTATAAAGATGGTGTTGCTTTTGCTACTATAAATACAGCTAGACAAGCACCATATTATTACGGAAATGGTTTATATTATGGTATTGGGTTAACCGATTTTACAAACATGGGTTCTGGTGCTTATGGTAATTTTAGATTAGGTAGTTTTCAAGTATATTCTAACGCTCTTACAGCTGATGAGATGAATCGTAATTACATGTCAACAGCTTGGAGATTTGGTGTTTATCCTTATTCTAATTGGAATGGTGGTGAACCTAACAATTCTGGTGGTGAAGATTATATTCAGTTTGTTGGTAGTGGTCGTTGGAATGATTTAAATAATAACAATTCTTTAAATTATGTCTTGGAATTTGATTATATATTTAGCACAGGTTCATGGGAGTTATATAAAACAATATACACAGATTCTAATGGAAAATATACTATCACAGAAACTACTAACCCATCAATAGAATGGTATATTCAAATTGATGCACCAACACCTAACGCTATAACAACTTTTGACGCTATTTCAGCAAACTCTAAGGTTTTAAGTAGAAATATAAATGCTTGGGATTATTATAAATTTGATGTTAATGATGATTCTAAAATAAACATTTCAGACGTTTATTATATTTACGCTAAAAAAATAGGTAAATTTACTTCGTGGAAACCAACTTTGGTTAACACTAGGATATTCACACCGACCCAATTTTCTATAATAAACTCATCAAATAGTAATTTAAAAACCACCTATTCTGGTGTTCAATCTATTGTTATAAATTCCCCAGTGTCTGGTGGAAGTTCAAATTATTATATTGTTAATACAGGATACGCCAACTAATGAAAAAAATATTATTTATATTACTTTTGTCTATCACATCTTATGGGCAAATAAAGATTGACGATGTTGGAACTGGTTGGAAAGTTAAAGTTGAACAAGCTTTACTAATCATTCAGAACAACGATACCGAAGCTTATGATATGGTTAAAAAACATTGTAAAAAAATAAGTTATATACTTAGCACATTCTCAACAACACAAAATGGTGATACAGTACTCATAACAACAAACGATATGAATAGCGTTTCAATAAATAATATAGCTGCTGTAATCGTACATGAATCTTTTCATCTTAAAGCATTACATGATAATTATGGGTTAACAGAACTAGAAGAAGAATCTAGAGCTTATGAAGTGGAATTGAAATTCCTAGAAAAAATACCTAACGTGGAACCATGGTTAATCAATAACGCAAAAAATAAAAAGGGCTAAATGTAGCCCTTTTTTATTAAATCATGTAAGTATTCAGAGTGTTCTATGTTTTTTTCGTTAGCATAACCAATACTCATGTGCATTCCAAAGAATGGTTTCCCTAAACCCAATTCAGTTCTTATGGATTGTAATGATTCTCTCTCTTCATGAGGAACGTTAAACCACCATGTTCTACCATCAGTCCTAGGGTCCAAATCAATAACAATAGGTATAGTTTTACCATGCCATTTTTGTTTTGTTATATCCCACGCATTTAGAGCCTCTTCAACGGACTTTTGTCCATTCTGGGTTAAATCCCTCATGCTGTCGTTAATAAACGAAATATGAGCCCCTCTAAGCGGTTTATTTAGTGTTAGATTGTATCTTCTTTTTATGAACCAATTGTAGTATTCGCATATCTCTCCATCTACCATAACCATGGCTATTTTTTTCCATGACGCTTGATTTAAGTGTTTTTTTGTTTTGTCCTCAGGTTCAAACTCAATCTTACCTGTAAGGTGTAATATTTTGGTTTCCATTTATTGTTATTAAATCAGTAATAATCTCTCTATCAATTTCGTTTCCATTTATAGCTATTAAATCGTTAATAATCTCTCTATCAATTTCGTTTGAAATTTCTTGTGATAACATATTAATTAGTTCAGCCTCAGCATCTATATGATGAAAAGCATGCAAGTCATCAGACATTTCAACAGTCCAAAATGGTTTTTTATACGCTGAACCAAACTCTTTTTTTTGCAACCCATTTGAAAACGACCATTTTCTAAATATTTTTTCACATTCTAAAATATCAAAATCAAAAACAACATGACATTCTATAACGATGTCTTGACCATATTCTAACTGAGTTGTGTTAACATGATAAAATTTGTTATTACAAACTACATAATGTTTATTTAAATATTTGTCTAGTATTTTTTTAATCTCAATGGGTTTCATACACAATTATATGAAACCCAAGGAAATTAGTAAAGGTTTAAGCCAACCTAAGTGGTTTTAAAAACTCTCTCAAGAAAGCGTTTTTAGGACCTCCAATCTTTTCAACCCATTTTTGGTAGTTGGATTCATTTCTTTCTTCCAATTCAAGTTGAGCTTTTTTGGACGGCTTACGAGTACCATAAGGTAACTTTTCTTCTTGGAACTCTGGGTAAAGTTCTCTATTGAAAACTCTCTCGTCAACCAAGAACACAACTGCTGTTAACTGGTCCCCTAAGTCTGGCTCATGGAAAACAGATGTAGCAACACCATTATCAGTAAGTGTTCTTAAATGTTGGTTAAGACTTCCTAACTTATCTGGTGTATTGTTAGTAGTACCACCATTAAGGATAATAAAAGTTTTATCTTCTTTGGCCCATTTATTATAAATCTTCTCTAAATTAGATAGACCTTTAACTGTTTGACCGTACTCAACCACAGCATGACCAAATTGGATACCTTGTTGAATTGGACTTATATTGTAAGGAACCAGACCATACATTCTGTATTCCAAATACATTTCAGTTTTTCTTGGCATCGAGTTAGCTTTTACCTTGCATTGTGACAACGCTTCAAGGAATTCACCTTTAGGCATTGTAGGAAACATAAAATAATGCATCTCCTTTGAACCGAACCACTCTAGTGGCCATTCGTTTAGGTCTAAGACCCTTATGTTAAGTTCTAAACACCATTGATAAGGTGTTTTAAATTCTAATTCTTCCATTAGTGTTCCATTTGTATTAAGTGAGAAATTGTACATTGTACTGGATTGTAGATAATGAACTCGTCATTTCTAAGGTCAGCACCACCGTGAGCGTAAACGCTATCAAAACCATCCTTTTGGATGTTAGAGTAACTCAAACTATAACATGATGAATCATGTTTGTGAATGTGTTTCTCGTTTCCTAAATGTACATCGAACAATGCCAAGAAACCTACTTGAGAGTTACCTCTGGTCCAATGTGAACCTGATAGTGAACTATACCCCAATGATTTTTGACTCTTGTTAGCGAAATACACACCATCACCGAACATAGAACCAGTGTAAACAGCACCAGAAGGTCTAATCATAAGACCAGTCTGGATAATGTTAAACCAGTTCTCGTTTCGAGAACCATGCCAGTAAAGTCTTTTCTTTTTAACTCTAGCTGAATTAAAATGAGAATCAAATTTGGCTTGTGTTGCAATATTAACAACTTTGAAAATCTTTTTGGCTTTGCTTGAATTATCACCCAACAATTTAGTGATAAGGTTAAGAGTTTCAGTATCTTTTTCAACCTCAATCTTAAGACCCATTTGAGTAAGAATATCAATGTCTGACATTTCTTCACCAGTAGTTTCAACCGATTGTTTTTGTTGTTTGATAAGTTTTACTTGACCAGCCATTGTATCCAACGCACTTTGTTCTTCACCCAACAATCTTTGAGCTTTTTCCAATTCGTCATCGTTATCAAGACCTTGAACCAAGTGATTTTTAACGTTATCCATTTTTCTAGGAATAACGGTAAAAAGTCTTAACAATTCGTTGTTCACTTCTTTAAGGTCACCACCAACTTTAAGCATAGCTGTAACTTTAGACAAAACCTCTTGTGCTGCTTCAACTTGTTGTTCAGAAACAGCGTCTTGAGTAACTTTATAATTCTTTTGAATAGATTTATTCGCGTATGCCATAAGGTCTTGAACTAATTTCTTAACCATAGCATCTTTTATCGCTTCAACAGTGTTGTTTTTTGAAACACCGTTTGAATTATCAACTACTGGTTCTGCAAGTAATTCAGTTACATCAGTGTAACCCTTGCTAGCACCAGTCTTTTGTTTATAAACACTACTCCATTTAGAACTATCTTTATACTCAGTGGTTAAACTCTTGCCAACGCGACCGTATTCGCATTTGATTCTACCGTCAGCAAGCTCTTCCATTATATAGACTTTGTTGCTATTATCTGTTTTTCCGTTATCAACCGATACGTGAATTAATTTAGCGTATTTTAAGCCGTTTTCTTTAGTTATCATACTTCTACATTTATTTTTGCAAAGATATTAAATCTTTTTTATACTTCCAAATTTATTTCCATTTTTTTGTCACGTCTTCCAAAATACTTTGGTTTTCATTGACAAAACGTAAGAATAATGGTTGTAGTTCTGGTTGTAATGGAAACCCATTAATATAAACCACATCCATCACAACTTCAAGTTCTTGACCAGCTTTAAGTGGCATATCTCTAGCCACTTCAACATTTTTGGTCAATCTGTATACTTTATTGGTAATCATTATACACCAAGAGATTTTCTGATTTCTTCAAGCTCCATTTGTGCTCTAAGCTCTGGGCTGATTAATTTGTTAAGACGTTCCTCAAGCATTTCCAACTCTTTTTTCTTGGTTGTAATCTCGATTTTGTCGATTCTTGTTTTGATGTCTTCGGCCCAATCATCAAAGGTAAAACCAAACCACTTAAATTCTAGGTTTGTACCGATGATTTTTTGTGCTTCGTTAAACGCGTTACGTTTCTCACACAAGAAACCTAAAATATAAACCAATTCTTCTACCGCACTACATACTTGTAGGTTGATACTAGCTGAGGAATCTTTGCTGTATCTGAAAGCACAGTTAGTGTTCCAGTTAGGTCTTTCAGCCTTAGCGATGGCTGCTTTTTTCTCGTTAACAATCTTGGTTAACTCTTGTACTAATTTGTCGTTGTTTGCACTCATAATTAAAATACTAATACTCTATTTTTGTTATTTTTATTTATCGTAACTAATTTTAATTTCATATCCTTAATAGTTTGATATGAAATCTTTTCAATTAACTTTGGTTTGATTGTTTTCAATTTAATCTCACCATCTTTAAGTGTAACAACTTTTTTAGCTGTTAACTTGTAAGTCTTAACTCTGTTTCTACTTCTGCTGTTATAGTAACTGTTGTTAGAATACTCAACTTCATCTGATTCTAGAACATATTGTTCATATTGGTTATTACCCAACGGTAAATAACAGAAACCAAAATTTTCTTGTGAATGATAAGAATAACTTAATTCTGTTGGAATGTAAGCATCAATTTCTTCAAGGTTATTTATAATACCACTGAATTTTGATTTGTTAAATTCATCCAACAACTCAGCGTAGTTTGAAACTGGTGTGTCGTTTGTTTTTGTAGCAAATTTAGCTAATCCAGTGAAACTTTCAATTCTTTCACCGTATTTAGGTTTTTCAACCTTGTAGAAAACTTGTCTTTTTCCGCAACTAACTTTGTCATGTCTATCAGAACTATATCTGTAATGTTCTTCAAACCAGTTGAATTTACCCAAATAAATGTACTCTTCCATTTGTTTTGTTTTGTAAGTGCAACCCTCAACCAAATCTTTAACACCGATTTTTTGTGATTGCATTTCAGTAAACTTCTGTGATTCTTGGTAATCAAGACTAGTTGTTGGTAACAACACTAAATCCTTACCATCCCAAGCATACACAAAAGCCCCTTCTAAACCTTTTCCTTTCATCGCGTTACACTCTTGAAGAATAAACAATAAGTTAGGAACACTGATTTCAAACTCGAAACCTCTCGGGTCGTACACACGACAATAAGTTGACCTATGGTCCCAACCGTTAGAGTAACCACCAACTTTTTTGTTTAACACAAAACCTTCTGTTGGTACGTTGTCAAATTCAATTGGTTTAAGTGATTCGTCAGAAGAAACTCTACCAAGACTAGGTGTGAATTTATCATAAGAACCAACAAATTTATCAACATATTCTTCCTCAGTCATATCAGCATATTGCTTATACCAATTATTTTTATTTTTTGAAGATTCTTGAACATAATAAGCGTGGTCTTTTTTAGACTTAGCTACACGGTCATTGTATTGTTCTCTACGTTTTTGTTGATACGAATCATCATCCATGTGGTGATATCTCCAACCATCCCATGATGGTTCTTTACGCCATTTTTTACCGTCAAAGCCGATAACATAACCTAATTTTCCACTGTAAGTGTCGGTTCTTGGGTTAAAACCAACTTTAACTTTTTCTGCAATAAATAATTTTGAATTCATCCGTTTTTTTATTATTAATATACGTTATTTTCTAAAAAAATAAAGAGTTTTCACCAAAAAAAATTAACTTTTTTAAGCTACTAACTCTTTGATTTACACCAACTTAAAGAACATATCTCTAACCTTAGAAGAGATATATTTGTTCACGTCTTTTGGTTCAATTTTGTTGTCTGCCATGGTATCCATTTCCTCTTTGATTACGTCGTTTACTACCCAACGAATTACATCACCCAATTTTTTATTTTCAATTGGTTCTTCGTTAGGGAATACATTTTCAAGTGCTTGATTGAAACGGCTTTCAGTTACCGCGTATTCAACAAAGCTTTGGATTGATTCCAATTTTTCAGTGTCTACAGCTGCAAGTGTTTTAACTTTACTTGAACTGTGTTTCTCACCTTTTACCTTGAAACGGTGTACATTATCGTTTAGGTTTGTTGACCATACAATACCTTCACCGATTCCAGAGAACCCAAAAGCCTTAGCAACTGGACATTCTTCTTCAACAGCTAGTGTAAGTTCTGACAATTTGTTTTGAACCAATTGTGGCATGTTAAAGTCAATATCGATTTCCCAAGTTTGGAAATCTTCGATATTGTAAATGTTATCCTCAGGACTTTTCAAAAAGTGTGAAGGAATCCAATAAGCTGGTTTTTGTCTAGCTTCTTCTTCAGTTTCAGTAATCGGAGTTACTTTAACACCAAAGATAAAGAATGATTTTGGTAGATTTGAAATACCAACACCCTTCTGAATGTTACCACCAGCCCATTCACCATAAATCGTAACGATGTTATGACGGACATCAAACATCCCCAACGAATCAATTTGACTAGCAAATTTTTTAAACGCTTCTTTATGTGATTCAACAAAGAAAGCAAAACCAGCATTGTCTTTTTCTGGTGTGATAATGTTTTCACGAGATTGTACCCAATACTCACTAGTGTTATCATAACCGTATTTGAAAGAAACACCAGCATTGGTTCCGTGAAGTTTCACAGTGCCCTTGAAGGTAAGCGTTGGTTTTGGTTTTGTGGTGTCGTAAATCGCATCACCATTCTCATCAAGACCAACAAAATTATATTTTCTAAGAACAGTAGCTACAACGCTTCTGAATTGTTCGATAGACGGAAATTTAATCATTTTTTTCATCTTGTTCTTTTTATTTAATTTTTACTAGTAAAAAAGGGTGTTATTACACACCCATTTTTGTTTTTATATGTTTTTTGTTTATTAGAAACTTAAACTAACACTTGGTGTAACATAATCAACACCATCCCAATTAGAATATGATAAACCATAACTTACGTTACCAAAAGTTTTAGATAAACCAGCGCCATATTCTACAAAATGTCTATTCCCTTGATTAATGTAACCCCCAAGACCTAAAATTAAATTACCGTTTAAGTAACCTAAAGATGTAGATGGAGATATCTTAATTTCATAAAAATAATTTTGGATGTTATCACTAAAACTACCTAAATCTCTTAACGATGCTCTACCTAAAACCACACCATAAGAAATATCATTTTTTGTGAAACCAACTTCAACACTTGGATAAGAGTTATCAGAAAAAGTTTCGTCAAAATTTGACATTGATAACCCAACCGAAACATATTTAGTTGTTTTAACTTTTGTAGAATCTGTTTGACCTTGTGCTGTAACTGTTAATGCGATAAACGCAATTAATACGTAAAATAATTTTTTCATAATTTTTCTTTTTTTTTTTAATAATTAAATTTTTTTGTTATTAGATTACAAAGTTACTAATAATTTTTAACTCTGTCAAATTTCTTGTGTTATTTTTTTGTTATTCTACCAAAAGAGTCTTGTTCATATTCTCAATTTCTTTGATAGACTCTAAGGAATCACACGTATCCTTATCATCTCTGAACCCAGCAAATGAAGGGTATAACAAAGAGTAGTTACCATCGATATCGTTTGATAAACCGTTGCATTTACATTGGATAACAGTACCCAATAAATTTTCTTGGTTTTCGGTAACGTATTGCATAAGTTCTTCTGTAAAACCTTGTGGTCTTGTTTTAACAAGCCCATCAGAAGACTCACAGTTAAGACTTGAGATTACATTCTCATTTTTGGTACCTTTGGTTCCGTAGTTGAAACCTACAATACGTAAATCAACATCCATTTCAAGTTTCATTTTGATTTGCCATGTTGGTTTACCATCTTTCCATTCACCATTCCACGATTTAAGAATAGTACCCTCTTCACCAGCAGACAATACTTCTTGGAAGTGTGTCATAGCTTGTGCATAGTTGTGAACAATCACACTTTCAACAATATTAACATGTGATGGTTTTGATTTATAAATCATCTTTTCCAAATAAGCCAATCGCTCAACATATTTAAGTTTTGATGATTTGTTGAAGTATTCATCTACGGTTAATCGGTCCCATACTGTGTAACGGATTTTATCTAACGCTTCTTCCAACGAACCATGTTTGTCGGTAAAAGCTTTTAATTTTTTCTCATTCTCTTTTTCAGTTCTTGACACCTTTTTACCCAAGATATCAATAAGTGACGCAATGATACCGTTAGACTCGTATCTAGGTGTATCAATCATAGTCAATTCCCCATTCAACACACAATCTTCAAATGAACTTAATTCATCTAAGAATTTAGCACCAGTAAGGATTGTTGGTTCACCTTGACGTGATTCCATCTCAACTTCACCGCTACGGATAACAGCGTTGCAGTAACGACCATCCATTTTTATTTGCGATATTCCTTTACCACCTTTTTCAAATATTTTACGAGCTTTTTTCTCATCAAATGATACAGCACCCATATAAGGTGTGTCTTCAATAAGACCCTTGAATACTTTGTTCATAAACGTAGTACCCATACCAATCTTACAATCTTTTTCGATGATACGTTCAATAATGTAAGCATCATCTGGTTCACTTAATGATAATAAATCAATTAAGTGGTTTACAGCAGAATTACCAGTAAGTTCTCGGTTACTAATTAATTCAAGCTCACCTAAGGCTTCTGATAAAGAAATTTTATTACGAGCGTCTGTGTATTCTGGAACACGTTTCAAATAGAATTTAACTCGTTTAGAGTTTGCCATGTAAAGGACTTTTTTTAATAACTCATTATCTGAGTATTTTCTAAGAATTTCAATCTTAGCGTTGTTACCGCTCTCAGCAGCAATTTCGTCGAATATTTGTTTTATTGTCATATTGATTATTTTAAAATTATTGAATCACCCTCTTTTTTGTTTAAGTACAAGTCTGGGGTTATGTTGTAGATATCTTCACCTTTTTGGGTTTTGATTACCATTTTGTTGTTAGGAAGTTTTTTGGTAACAAGACCCTTGGTTTGTGGTTCTGGTTCTCTTGTCGCTAAGTAGTACACCCCGCCTATAACCAAACATAACACGATTGTCATAAATAAACAACCTAACCCAGATTTCTTGTTGTCTGTGGAAACTGCGGATTCTACCCCTATTTCAGCAACACCTACTATCAAATCACCAATTATTTCGCCTGCCATAATTTTATTGTTTTAGATTGCAAATATACGAAAATTATTTATTCCTCCAAACTTTTACCTAACAATTTTTCCAAATGGTCCCACATTGGCTTGGCAGCGATAGGTGTGTTTAAGTACAAAGCACCTTTGAACTCCGCGTATTCCTTGGCATACATGTCAATTTTACCACCATGTTCAATGTTTGCGATTCTATCAGCCAACTTAAGAATAATTGCATCTGGATTGCTAGCAGTTTTAGGTAAAGTTTTCTCTTTTTTCTCTTTTCTGTTTCTCCCAAGCTCATCAGTAACACAGAAAACCATTTCAGCAACTTCAATACCGAAGTGTTTCTTTATGTCGTTGTAGCTTATACCATCGTCCTCGATTGCATCATGCAACCAAGATGCCACGATGTATTTCCCAGAGTATCCAAATCTTTTGATTACATCCACAACGTCTTGTAAGTGTTTGTGGTATGGGAATATTTCATCATAGGATTGGTTGCTATGCGCTTTGATAGCAACCAATTTTGCTTCTTCATATGTTTTATCTGTGTAATTCATTATCTTGCAATTAAAAGGTATTTACGTTTGTTTTCTTTTTGTTTTGGTAATTCAATTTCGGAACAAGGATTTTTAGATACCCTATCAAAATCAATCAAAGTCTCAATATCATAATGAGGAATATAATGGTAAATCGACTTTATACCTTCATAGTTATTTTCTTTTTCCATTTTTATCGTATTAAAAGGTATTTATTTTTGTTTTTTGGTACTTCTTTTTTTACATCTCCAGTGGTGTCACGTTCAGAACCGTATCGTTCAAACTTATGTGGTACGTATTTACCGTTACATAGTCTCCATTCTTTTTCAGATATTGAAAGCAATGGTTTATCATCTAACGATTTAATATCCCTACAATATGCTCGTAAAATACCTTCTGAGTCTCTATAACAATCAACACCCCATTGACCGCCATCTCTGTAATATTTATATTTTCCACCATCGTAGATTAAACGTAACGCACAATTACCATCAACAGTTACAAACTGTGGGTATAAGGGTGTTAATTTTGCCATTTTATATTTTATTTTAAAGGTTAAACTCTAACCCGTTATGGGTTAGAGCATTTTGTATAATAATTTGTCATCGTAGTTTACAATGAAGTCTTCTACGGAACCAACTTTACCATCAACCAATCCGAAATACAATCCAGTGAATTGTTTTAAGTCGTGTTTACCACAAACTTCAAATACAGCCGCAGCGTATCTTTTCTTTTCTTCTTTGGTTATGTTTTTTGGTTTACGAGCACTTAACTCAACCCAAACATCATTTAACTTGTCAGTTAATTTATCGTAGTTATCTTTAAGTCTAAGCAATTCATCTTTTCTTTCTGGGAAAGTTGAAGCGAATTCTTCTATCTCGTTAGATTTAACGATAGTTATGATGTTGTGTTCAGCTGTTTTACCTTTCAAGTGGTGAACCGCAACGTAAGCTGGGTTTTTTATCTTGATACGGTTAAAATTAGCGTCTACAACAACGTAACCTTCTTCTGACCATGACATACCTTCAAATGTACGTAACAAAGTACCCACATCTTTAGCATTCAAGTCAAATCTTTTAACCAATGGTACTCTTAACGATTCTGCAATCATAGTTAAGTCTTTCCATGAAACTTCTTGTAATGTAACACGGTTTCTAACAGTCAACAAAGTTGCTGATGATTCTCCGTGTGGTTTTACAACTATGTTGTATGGAGTTGTTAACTCAAACACATATACATGGTTTTTGTCGAACATACATGTATTCAACGCATATTGTTTTGTTACAGTGTCCCAAAACAATGAGTTAAAAGTAGTTCCCATTTTGTTGTTAACTTCACCCTCACCCTCAGCTGTACCAGTAGTACCAGCATACCATTCTTCGTTTACCCAGTCCCAATACACTTGTATAAGAGTACCGTCAAGTTTCTCTAAAACGTGAGCTGTGTTCCAATCTATTTTAGCAGCGTTTCCTTCTTCAGCATTGAAGAATTTTGTGAAAGCCAACGACATAACATCCCATGTACCTTTTTCAAGGATAAGACCTCTACATTCTTGAACTTCTATGTTCGACATAATAGTTGGTGACACTAATTGGTCATATTTCAATAACACTTTGTGTTCGTATTCACGAGTTTTTAATTGAAACTCTTTAACAGCTTTTTCAAAACCGTTTTCTTTTATAAATTTTTGTATTTTTAACATAACATGTATTTTTTGTGCAAATATATGTGTTTATTTTAATGCACAAAATATTTGCGTTAATTAATCATTATCATCGTCATCATCTTGGTCAAAATTGATTTCATCCTCATCATCCAATTTACCTCTCTTAGCATCATCAATTAAACCATCAATCCCATCTAAGATGTTTTCATAAGTGTCAGCTTCAGCTTTTCTTCTGATAGCCATAATTTCAGGGTCATTGTTTTCTTCTAAAGATTCAACCAATTTTTTTGCTGAATACATTGAAACCAACTCACCAAATTTTGTAACGTCTTCGTCATCAAAACAAATCCCACCTAAGAAGATTATCATACTACCCAATTGAGCAATAATTAAATCATTTGATTCTCTACCCTCTTCAACTAAGGCTTTACCCATTTGTACAAATTTTGACGTAAGTTGAAGACGTCTTTCTGCGTTTTTCATATCTTAAAGTTTTTGCAAATATACTAATTAATTTCTATGGTTACAACTATTTTGTATAATAATGGTGTGGTAATTGAACACCAACCCCATATTTTTTACCAATAGCTTCCAAACCAATTATAAAGTCATTGTCAAAATCCCACAAAAATTCATCGTAATCTATATCAAAATAAACAACATAAGAAGTTTTACCAGTAAAACCATACTGTTTATAAAGATGGTCAACGTTAAAAGTCATCCCCAACAGCTTATTATTAACAGCATACTCTTTAACTTCGTTAGTTAAACTATACAAATCAACATCCAATTGATAATCAACACCCAAATCCGTAAGTGATTCAGACACCATTTGATTGTATCTTCCGAAGCTTCCGTTAATTAGAACTTCCATAGCCACCCATTTAACTACATGTGGTTCGTTATGGTTTATTTCACCAGAATACTTAGCCAAATAAGTGTAACCCATGTTACCATTTTTATGGATAGCAAAAACTAATTGTAAATTAAAAATATCCAAACCAGTTTCTTCTTTACATTCTCTTATTGCCGTTGTTGTAGGGTCATTGTCGTCTTCTGGGTCCATCTTACCTCCTGGTAATCCGAAATCAGAATGGTTGTCTTTTCTAGACACTCCAAGAATTAAACCTTCTTCGTTAATTAATACTACTTGCGCTGTTATCATAATATATTTTTTACAAAGATACAACATATTTTTATTATATGCAAATAAAAAAGGGTCTTTACGACCCTTTCTTAATTTCAGTAACTCTACCTTTGATAGCAAAGTTCTTTATTTTTTGCCATTTGGTGGTATCATTCGACATCACTGGTTTTCCACCATCTGGGTTTATCGCAATTGTTATATGTGGAATCGCATTGGTTGATGGATAACCTTCAACCCTAACAGCCATAGCCATATCGCTAATCCCTATAGCTTCAACATACAAAGTAACTTCTTTACCTAAATCTTCTTGGTTTGGTACTGGTTTACCAAACACTATAGTCATGTGGTGCGCAATTACTTTCCAACCATCAGGTATCATACCCTCAATTCTTGACAACAAAGCTGCTCTAGACCCACCATCCAATACAACAGCAGAATACAAAATGTTTGATTCTTTGTACATGTCTTTCGATTCTAAAACGCTTTTAAGCGTTAATGGACCTTGACCCTTGTGTGATTCAATCATTGATTGTATTTTTTCAAGCGGTACACCATGAGTGTTTCTTTCAGCTAATTGCTCAGCTGTAAGACCAGCTGTACCTATATCCACAAACTTTATGTTGTTGTCAGCCAACCCCATTTCCAAAGCAGCCTTAATAGCGGCCTTTGATTCGTTTTGTTTGATGTTTGTGTTATCTAGGATAACTGGTGAAACACCTTCTTTTAACGAACCAACAACGTTTTTTAAATTGGTAGAGTGAGCTCTTGACAATGGTGTAAAGTCTTTAGATTCAAACATTAATTGAAAGAATTTGTTGTAATCACCTTGTGACTCTATAACAGCATCAGTTGAATGGATTACTCCTTCACCTACTAGTTCTTTGGCTTTTGTTGATTTACCCGAGCCTGGTATACCACGCATCACGATAAGCACTTGGTCTGGTCTTGAAACCGCAACCCCTAATGAATTCTTTAACATACCTTCTCTTAATATTGTTCTTATTTCTTTTTTCATGATGCAAATATACTACTTATTTTTTAACTATACAAAAATTATTTATAATAGTCTTGCCAAACATCATTATTTAATCCGTAATCAATCATAACAATCGTGTCTTCACCATTTCTTTTTACAAGACCATATGTGTTAAGTTTACACAAATCACCAACTGGAATATCATAACCACCAATAAAACTTAACATTTCATAAGTAAATTCATCTTCCCACATAGCTTCATAAACTTCTTTGCTTACATCAGAACTAAACCATGAACCTCTTTTTGGGTTTATTTCATCATGATGTTTTCTAAGGCCAGCACAATAATCAGCAAATGTAAAACCAACAACTCTTTCAAATATTGCTGGCGTTACTTTTTTAGCCAACTCCATTTCAACCCATAAATTATTTTGGTCATAAGCAAATACTTGTGCTGTGATGTCTTTTAAATCATAGTAATTTGAATAATCAATTTCAATTTCGTTTTGTGCAAGACCCTTTTTATTTCTCGCAATCTTAAGCACTTTAGTATCGTCAACCATATAGACAATCCTAGATGAGCCAGATGATATTCTTTTAAGTCTTTCTTGACAGTATTGGATTCTTTTGTTAAAACTATTTAATTTTGAAAATTCTTCTAAATCAAAATTGGATGGGTAATCCTCTTCTAAATAAGATTCGATTACCTCATGTACTAAATTTTCTGATAATTTTTGTTTAATAAAATCTTTCATATTTACACTTGTTTTCTATATTGAACGTAATTTCTTAAAACCCATACAACTACATTGTCAAAATCATCGTTCTCGTATAAGATACGACCACTCTTTGTGCTATAAACCGCCCAATCAGCATTCTCACCTCTTATTATTGGTATTATGTTTCTAGCTGTATTACCATAAAAAATAACTTGTGGTTCCTCATCACTATAATGCCATAATTCTATACCAGATGCTCTAAATATAACAGCTTCTTTACCATATTTAAAACCAGAACCACGATTGCTATGTGCATATCTATCATATCTCTCAATATCATAAGCAAAATTATAACCACCATATTTTTTTTCGAACTCTCCTAAATGCGTTGTTAACGCCAATTTATCAATTTCATCAACACCATATTTAAAACCTTGTCTTGCAATACTCTCAGCATTATCAGTAAAATGAATAAGCCATTGATTTTTAACTAATTTTGGATTATCAAAATACGCCCATGCTGGATAATCAGAGTCTGGAACATTTAGTGTGTTTTGTTTAATTTCTCTAAATAACCATTCAGCAAATCTATTGTATAATTCAGGGTTTTTACTATGTAAAATATCTGATATTTCATAAGGTTCAGCATCAATATCTAAATCGATATCCTCTTCTTCTTTAAATCTATCAAATTCATAAGGGTATTCATATGGTAAATAACTTTTCTTTTGCTCATCAGTCATTGAAAAGTATTTTTTAAGTGATATCATATCTTGGCCAATATATTCACTCAATAAACTTTCTCTAAGTAAACTTTTAATAATTTTTTTCATTATTTATTTTTTTAATAAATATCTGAAAAGATAGTAAAAAAGATAAAAAGTCATGAGCGGAGAGTGTGGGATTCGAACCCACGGACCCCTTTCGAGGTCACGGATTAGCAATCCGCTCCATTACCACTCTGGCAACTCTCCATAAATAAAATAACAATCCCGCCCTTGGGTCGTGACGGGCTACAAAGGGATTAGTGGAATTCCGTGTGTAAGTCACCACTGTACCAGTCCGTATCTACCTTGAATTTAATCAGTCACTGTTGGGAGGCTACCCCTATCAACACACCTAGTTTCTTTTCAGGAATATCTTGAAGGTGAAACAAACCTTGATTGCTATTTTATTTGTACCCCCACAGGGATTCGAACCCCGATTGGACATCTTAGAAGGATGTTGCATTTCCATTTATGCTATGGAGGCATATTGTTAGCCAAATGATACATATAAATTATAGATTTGGCTGATGTTGTGACTCTAACAGGATTCGAACCTGTATTTTCGATTTCGTAGACCGAGGTCCTATCCAGTTGAACGATAGAGCCAAATTATTGTGCCGCATTTGGGAGTTGAACCCAATTGGTCATCTTTATGAGGGATGACTCTTTTCCAATAAGCTGCGGCATTATTTTGCGGCCAAGGGGAATTACGATATCCCGACACCTTGCTTAACAAGCAATCGCTCTGCCTCTGAGCTACTCGGCCTTTTTGCTCTCCCATCCAGATTCGAACTGGAAATAACTGATTAACAGTCAGACGTGATACCATTTCACCATAGGAGAATTTATGTCCAGCCAAATCTATACTTTAAACACATCATTTGGCTGATTTTGTGGCCACGACAGGACTCGAACCTGCAACCTTCTCGTTATGAGCGAGCTTCTCTAACCAATTGAGATACGTGGCCTTATATTTGTTTTTCAACAATATACTTGATGTATTCTTCAGATATTTCATCGTATTCATCTTCTTCTGGTTCAAAGTCTTCATCTAACATTTCGTCCAGAACTTCAAAAGCAATTTTCATTATTTCTTGTTCTTTACCCTTCAATTGTGGGTTAGGAA